CCTAGCGAAGCAGCTTAATTTTTAATCTTTATAGGAGGAGTGCAAAAATGGCTAAAAGAGCTACAAAGAGAGAAAAAGATCCCTTTGAACTTATTTTAAAGGGCGAAAGAATTACTATTACTAAGAGAACTCGAAGAGGAGAATTTAAAATAGCTTTTCCTCTTCCGAGTGATCTTAGACAAATAGATATCCTTGTTGCTGAAAGATTGGATGGAAAACCTATTTCATCTTTCAGTGAATCATCCATTTCCAATATAAGAGCTTATGCAACTCTTGATGTTGTTATCATTTCCGCTCCAAAATGGTGGGAAAAATTAGATTCATCAGAACAGTGTCCTGATGATGATCTTGTGAGAAGCCTTTACAGGAGCTATCTTCGGCATTATGCAAAGATACAAAAACTTCTTTCTGACGGTAGATTTGGAAAAGACGTGGGACAAATTAACGTGGGAGAAGAGACTGAAACTGTGGACGATGGAACATTTCAAGATATTACCCACGGATGATAGATTTAAGAAATTAACTATTGATCAGATGGAGATTCTTTATTATAATTTTCTTAATACTCCATCAGACGAAGCACAGAGAAAATATTATTTAGATAAGATAAGCAACAAGGATAAGGTGGATTCTATTCCAGAGGATTATGCTGTGAGTGTTTTAGGATACACAAAGGAAGATATAGCCAAAATTAAAGGAGAATTAAATGGCTGAAGTTGGTATAAATATCAAAGTCACAGAAAACATGTCTAATGTTGCCGGAAATATGACTAACTCTATGAAGAGTATTTCTTCTGTAGCCGAGGAAATGAAACAATCTCTCAATATGAAAGATGTGATGCCTCAATATCAAAAGTTCGCAGATATGGTTGATAAGTTTGAAGCGATGAGAAGAGCAAATAGAGAAAGAGACGATTCTAGAGGAAGAACTGGAAGAAGTGGTAGAGGTGGTAGTGATAGAGATTTTGTAACTCAAGGTATTTCTGATGCGGGTACTGGATTAAGAAGAGCGGGTTCAATTGCTGGAAGAATGGGTGGTGGCGATGTAATGGGAGGAATGGCAGATGTTGCCGGTACCGTTTCTGGTATGTTACAAAAATCAGGTCCTGCTGGAGCAGTTGTTGGAGTTGTAGCAGGAGGTTTGTTTATTGTTGATGCCCTTACAAAACAATATGAAAAACAACTTCCAACTGTAATGGAACTCACAGCACAATTAGGAAGATTAAAAGGGTCAGCAGAAGATATGTCGGCCCAATTTCTAATAACTATGGATGAAGTAGCAGGCTCTGCGGCTAAGTTTGGTAATACTATAGAAGAAGGAATGGAAGTATATAAAACTTTATTACAAACTGGTTCTAGATATAATATACAGGCACAAGCAGAAGAGGTAATGGGATATTCCAGAGGTTATGGCCTGGATAGAGGTCTTCTAGCAAGATATGCTGGAATGGGCGGTAGGTTTGGCCAAGGTCCTAATGCTATCGGTTATGCTCTAGGAGGAGCGCAACAAGCAGGTTTGGGTCCAGCAAGATTTCCAGAGTTTTTGCAATCTACCCTTACAATATTTGAAGAAGGCCTCTCTCGAGGAATTGTAAAAGGATTTTCTGAAATAAATCAAACTCAGGTGTGGCTAAGTCAGTTGGGAGAATTATTTAAAGGACAAACAGGATTACAAATGTATAAAAAAATGGAATCGTCTGTTGTTGGAGCAACGGGTTTAGGAAGCGAATCCGATGCTATTATGTTCAGAGCTGCAAAAAGGGTCGCTGATAGGGAAGCGGAAAAAAAGGGATTAGGAGCAGCAACATATATTGATGTAATGAAGAAAATGGAAGCTGGAATAACACCTGAATTATTTTCTTCAGTTAAAGATATAGTTACAGGAATGTCTGCCAATAGATCAGATCAGGTTGAATTGATGAGACAATTATTTGGGGTTAATTATACAGTAGCTGATGAATTATTAGGATTGGGGGGAAAGACAGGTGTTCAAAAAATAGCTGAAAGGCCAAGAATAGAAGATACACCAGAAGTAAGATTAATGAGGGCACAAAATCAGATAATGGAAGATATAAGAAGAGTAGGTTATACTCTCATCGATGCGAAGATGTATGCTTTGGAAGGAGCAAAACATGTTGTTACTGGTATGACTGATTTGATGGGTGCGAATGTTAAATCTCAAAAGGCAAGAAGAGAATATGAAAAATGGGAAAAGGGCGAAGGAAAAGCGATGGAAAAGGATGTAAGAGCTCTTGAAGAATTTGGTGGTGAAACAAGATGGTATGAAACATTCACTTTAAGTGGTGGCCCTGTAAAAGATATACAAAATCTTATAAAACAAAGTATGAAAAAGGGAGGAGCATCAGGAGAAGCAGCAGAGAAAACAATTCAACTATTAGATATAATATCTGGAGCTAGTGGTGGACAAAAATCAGCTTTTGCTGCTATGGGAGGACTAAGAAGACTTAAAGAAGTCGGAATGGAACATATGGGAAAAGGAGAAATGTGGCAGGATGTTACGTGGCGTGATATGTCTGTTGTATTAAAAGAATTAGTGACTATGTTATCAAAAATAGATACAACTTTACTGGAAGAAAAACATTTGGAGTTGATAAATTATGTTCCTGAGACAAGTGCTAGTGGAGGAACACACTAATGCAATATAGAAGAAGAAAGCCTGATTTCATAGTTGAAATATACAGGCCAAATTACAATTCAATAACTTATGATGCAAATAAAATAGCCTCATTTGATACTTCTCCTTTAAATAATGCTCTCATAGGATATAATTTTACTGAAAGTCTTAACACAATTGAGACACAATTTTCTTTATCTTTAACTGCAGAAACAGATGATGATGGTTATACCTGGTTAGATAAAATAGAGATAAAAGATCTTGTTTTCATATATGAGTTTGCGGAATTGAGATTTATAGGTGTAGTAGAAGATAAAAGGTTCAGTGCTAGATTTTCTGGAGAAAGGCCTAGTAAACAAGTATCTGTTAACGGATTATCATTAGGAAATCTTTTAAGCACATTCCCGCTAGTAATAGATCAATTCTTATATCAGGGAAATACATTAGCAGAGTCAGCAAACAATCAATTAAAGGCAAGATTAGCAGCAGCGATGGAAGATGGTTATCCAGTAGCAAACATAATGAAAACAATATATGATTCTTTTTTTGAACTTTCTTTAAAAATGGGAACTATAAACTCTCAGGGTAGAGGAATAAAAACTGTCTTGGATGAGTTTATAGATTTCGACAGTAGATTATCAAAGGATATTGTTTTGAAATATCCTATAGCTTTATCTATATATAATGTTGGAATAAACAATATATGGGATATTCTTTCTAGTTTAATGGTTCCACCTGTTTACGAAATGTTTATGTTGTTAAATCCAACAAGTGGAAAATACGAAGGAGTTTTCAGACAAACTCCATTTGAGCCAGAAGATTGGAAAAGTTTAACTAAGAGAAGTATTCTTCCTGTATATCTAAATCATTATGATTTTGGTCAATCAGGAAACGAAGTTTATACTTATTTCCTTTGTAGTGTTGCGGGAGCTGGAATAAGTGATAATAAAGGAATGTTATTAGATTCTGCTGGTTATGGAGCTTTAGCTTCTTTTGATGAAGAGAAATGGAAAAAATACGGATATAGACCACTTATAATTGAGTTCCGTTATTTCGATGCTGATAAATCAGAAACTTATACAACAACAGCAAGCACTATGAGAGGCCTTGGTGAAATGTTAAAAAGATGGTATCAGTATAATGATGAGTTTCACACTGGTACTTTAAGATTTATGACTATTGATAATAATGCTGGAGATTCTGGATTAAGAAATCCTCGAGTCGGAGAAAAAATGTCATTTTTAGAAGGTGAGTTTTATATAGAAGAATCAGAACATTCTTGGAATTACGGAACATCGATGGAAACAAGATTATCACTTTCCAGAGGATTTGTTTATAGTGGTAGTGGGTCACCATTAAGACCAATAAATAATATGGGAAGGTTATTAAGTAATATTTAGGAGAATGTTATGCGAAGAGTAAGTGTTAGAAATGTAAAAGCTCCTTCTTCTATAAAGTCAAAAGGGCTTATGGATAGTAAGAAATCATTTGGTAAATCTTCTTTTGATCAACCAAGGAGATATTTTGCCTGGGGAAGAATTAAAAAAAGAAGATCTGATGATTGTACCGTTGATGTAACTCTTGATTCTGGAATATCTCTCACTCATGTTAATGTGAGAAGCAGTGAGTGGGCAACAACTGACTCAACAGAAGGAATAGGGGAAAGAGATTTGCCTCCTGTTGATTCTCTTGTTCTTATTGTCTTTCCTTATGGCACTTTAGAAGATTCTCTTGTTTTATGTTCTGCTTTTACTCTTTTTGGTATACATACGAAGAAACAACAATCAAATATACTAAAAAGCGGTAAGGAAACAGAAAGATACAGAAAAACAGAATCAGGTATTATTTTAACAGAAGATAAATCTAATGGCAATTTAAAATTAGAATTACCATCAGGAGCTACATTTGAAATAAGTGCAAATAATGCCAAGATAGAAATAAACGCCAGCGGAGGAGTAAAAATTACTCCTGCATCAGGAGCTACATTTGAAGTGAGTGTAAATAATGCTAAAATAGAAATAAATACAAGTGGTGGAGTAAAAATTACTCCTGCATCAGGTCAATCTATAACTTTAAATAATGGAACAACTGGCGCTAATGATTATTTAAATTGTCTTTTTGCTGGAGCTCCTCACTGTCTGGATCCAACTAGTTCTGTTAAAGTTCCTTAGGAGGTTTGTATGGTACAAACTACAAATATATCAGAAAATATTCCCGATGTAATTAGAAATGTTGATGGAAGAACTATTGCTAGAAATCTTATAGATCTAAATAGGAAATCAATCTTATTTGAAGTTATAAGCAGAAAGAATCCTTCTAAACCGGTAGAAGCTTATATATTAAATATTCCTCCAGAGAGTGTAGAGATAGAAGAACCACAGAGAGTTTCTAGAACTAAAACATTTGGTGGACAATTTGAAGATGATTATGGGCCTGATAATTTAAGAATAACAATATCTGGAAATACCGGTAGTACACATCTGAGAAAAACATACGCTCTTGATACTAATGAAGAACTAGATGGAAAATCGGCTTTCTTTTATTTCAGAAATCATATTATAAGATATAAAGGCAGAGTTAAAAATTATCAAGATTATGATCTTATAATGTATGACCTTAGTTCAGCATATGATGCTTTAACTGATGAAGGACATGGAATTATAAGATCTGGCAGAGGGATGGATGCCTATGTTGTTTCTCTTGATAAATTTAAATTATCGAGAAGCAAAGAAAAACCACTTTTCTATAATTATACGATAGAATTGGAAACACTTCGTGTTTTAGGTACAACAACAGGAGAAACAAAATCTCCTGTTAAACAAGAACCTCCTATTGATTGGATTGGCAATTTAAGAAGATCAATAAACTCTATAGGATCTGTTTTAAGTAAAGTGAAAGATGTTAAAGATCAAGCAGAATCTTCTATTGACTTAGCTGAGGAAGTGGTAGAAAAAATAACTAACTATTGGGAAAGAACTGTTGATATTTTAACTTACCCAACAGGTCTTATAAAAAGATTTTTTGGCGCCATAAGAAACATAGGAGAAGCTTTAGATCAAACAGCAACAGCAACACTTTTGACAATATATTCTATAGAAGACGATGTTTATTCTCTTATTGATAGCACAAAACAAAATGTTAAGTCATCAAGTTCTCTTGTAACATATAGTAAAACACCTAACGTTAGAGGATCACAGAGGATACCTTTAAACAGTATATCCAATAGTACATATAACATGAATATACTTTATGGAGAGTTATCAGATACAGAAGCTGAAATAAAATCTTTAATAATATCAGCATATAAAAACGGCCTCCCAGAGTCGAGCGAAGTAGAAATATATGGATATATACCTGTTATAGCAGATGCAGGAACAACTATGGAAGGTCTTTCAGCTGAATATTATAACAACCCTTCTTTGTGGGAAATAATAGCTATTGTTAATAGTATTCTTGATGATAGTGAAATAGAAATAGGTTCAACTATAAGGGTTCCTGTATTAGTTCAGGGGGGAACCAATACAAATAATTTTATTTTTTCTTCATTTTCAGACGACATATATGGAAAGGATATAAGAATTGATGGTAATGGTAATTTAATAGCTACAGCGGCTGGTGATTTAGCTGTTCAAGAGGGAGTTAATAATTTAGTCCAGGCTCTAAATATTAGACTAAATGAGTTTCTCGGTTATAGATTGCGTCTCACTGTATATGGAATAAGAAGTTTTGTGGGATCAGCTTCAACTGCCGCCCCTATAACTTATATATTGGCAAATATAAGGGACACAATAATGCAAGATCCGAGGGTTGCTGCTGTAGATAATATAAAACTTAAAGGCGTAGGTGATAAATTGTATGTTTCTTTTGATATAAGGACTATAAGAGTTAATGAAATAGTTCCATTTACAGGAACGATATAGGAGGAAGTTATGGCTTTTGCTGTTAAAAGATTTGATGATATACTCACAGACATGATAAATTGGATGGTTGCTAATCAAACAAAAGTTACAGATTTTAATGAAGGATCCATTGTAAGAACTTTTTGTGAAGCTGTAGGTTTGGAAGTAGAACAATTATATATAAGAGCTAGAGTTGGTTTTGGTATTGAATTAAAAGAAATACCTTTTTATGCTTTTAATTTTTCAAGAGAATCAGCTCAGCAGGCATCAGGTAATGTGAAGTTTACAAGAAGTGGAACTTCAGGTACAACTGATATTCCTATAAACACTCTTGTATCTACAACAGACGGAACTCAATTTGAGACAACAGCAGCTGGGCAAATAACTCCTGGAAACTCTGAATCTGCTGATATTCCTATACTTGCTGTTGAAGGTGGAACAGATGGAAATGTTCCTGCTGCAACAATAACTGTCTTAGTAACTCCAATAACAGATGTTATAAGTGTTACTAATGATGCATCAACAACTGGAGGTCAAAATGAGGAATCTGAAGAAGAGTATTTACAAAGATTCCGCGAGTTTATAGAAGGATTAGGGGATTCAAATATTTCAGGATTGGTGTCAGGAGCAAAATCAGTTTCGGGTGTTAGATCTGCTTCTGTTATAGAACATTTTCCACCTTCTAGTAGTTATAATGCTACTGTTTATATCGATGATGGAGCAGGTAATGCCTCACAAGCTCTTATAGATGCTGTTGAATTAGTTCTTATAGGGGATGGTACTAGTGTGAATCCAGGTAAAAAAGCTGGTGGTATTAACATTCAAGTACTTGCTCCAACAAAAGTAACTATAAATGTAACTGTTGAAATAACAGGAGATGGAACTGTTTCAGAAGAATCTATGGAGTATTTAACAACTCAAGCAATAGAAAATTATGTTAATAACTTAACAATAGGAGATGATGTTATATATAATGAATTAGTAAAATCTATAATGGGGGTGGAAGGTGTTTTGGATATTGATATAACAGTTCCTTCCAGTAATACTACAATAAATGATAATCAGATAGCAAGGACTGGCACAGTTACTATAACATTTGCATAGGAGAAGATAATGAAACGTATTATAGATAATATAAACGATAAAAGAATGCCCGCAATAATAAACAGGGATAATGATATATATAAAGCCTTGTTTGGTAAATATATGTATACTGAAAATCCAACAATAGATGAAAGTAGTGATTATAATTGTGGGGCTATTGCAAACGAGTTAGAGTTTTTGAGGTCTTTTATAGATTATATTATTGACAGTTTTGATTTTCAAAACGCAGAAACTTCTCTTCTGGAAAAGGTTGTTTGTGTATTTATGGATCTAATTAGAATATATCAAGAAGAAGATTCTGAATTAAGGAATAGATTTAAAGCTTATATTTGGAGAAACTCAAATACAAGATGGATGACTAAATGGTCATTTAAAGATATATTTTCTTATTTCTTTGATTCTGATAATATTTACATTGAAGAAAATTATATTGAGACAGATCTTGTTTCTAATGGTGGATTTGAACAGGTTACTGGAGATGATTTTGATGACTGGACAGAATCTGTTGCTGGATCTTCTACAATAACAAGGGACACACCAAATCCTTTTGAAGATAATGCATCTGCGAAGTTTTCTATAGATTCTTCAGGTAGTAGTGCTAGTGTTTCGCAAACAATAAATAGTGTAGTTGCTGGAGAATATAAATTATGTTTCTGGTATAAAGATGATGGTAATTGTCCTATCGATGATGTTGTAAAAATATTTGTACAAAGATCAAGTGATAGTTATTATTGGAGCTTTGATGACGAACAGTGGCAATCTGGAGCTGCTTATAAATCTTTTCCAAAATCAACTGAGTGGGCTTATGCTTATGGATGGATAGACAACGAAGGTACAGAGAACTTAACTATAAAAATAGAAAATAATTCTACTAGTCCAGGAACAGCACATTCTTTTTATACAGATAGAGTTAAATTTGGAATATGGCAAGATTATCCATCTATAAAACTAATAATAGTGTTTGAGGGATTATCCACTGAAGGTAATATATCAGCATGGGAAGGGGCAGAGGATAATTTAATTGATAGAGGAGAATGTGAAGACACAACATCTCCCATGATATTTGATGAAACAACACCAATGCTTGTTAATTGCAGTTGGACTAGAAGCGGTTCTCAATATTATTGGGGTTCTTATAGTTATTTATTTACAGTAACAACTGGAGGTTCTATAGCTACTCTTGATTTAGTCGATAATAATAGTACATCCGATATGCATGGTTTAGTATCAGATCAGGAATATACTTTTACTATAAGATTATATATACCATCAGGAGGAATAACCGGATCGGAAATAAAAATACAAATAATGGATTATGTAAGCAGTTGGGAAATAGAAGAACAAGCAGCGGCAGATATTTATGATGATTGGCAATATATAACTGTTACAAAAATAATAAGATCATCAGCAACAGGAATTATAATACGTATAAAAACAGATGATATTACTTCTAGTAGTGAAACTTTTTATGTTGATGATGTTAGAATTTTTGTAGGTAGTGGTAACAATATGGAATACGCCACGTTTTTTGATCAATTTTACATAGCTGGAGAAGGTGGTAGTTATACATCTGATTTTTATTTGGATCTTTTGGAGAAGGCAAAGCCTGCCGGATGCAAAAGTGCTATAGAAATGATAAGTAGAATAATATAGGAGGATAATATGGGTGATTTAACCATATCAAGATTTGGGAGTAATGAAATAGCAAAACAAGATGATTTTAATTATGGCGAACAACAAGGTATAGAAAATCTAAATACCTTATTTGAAATGGTTTTTAATGCTACTAATGATGTTGTCATACATGGTTTGACTGTTCAAGAAAGAGGAACGCCTTCTATGAATGTTGATATCACAGCTGGAATAGCATTCTGTCAGTCCACAGGTAAGACGGCACATGTAGGCAGTATATTTGGCCCAGTATCTATTGCTAATGGAAGCGGATCTGACAGAATAGATGTAATTGAAATAAGAATAACGACAACAGATTTTGACGAAGAACAGAGAGCATTTAGAAATCCTTCATCAGGTAATATAACATATCAGGATTGGGATACAAAAACTAGATATGAAATAGAAGCACAAGTGATTCAAGGTACTCCAGGATCTGGTGTTGCTCCTTCTCATACATCCGGATGGATAAAATTAGCGGAGATATTGGTTTCAGCAGGAGAATCTACTGCTATGTATGATGCTGATATAGATAATATAACTGGCGGATACGATGGAGAAGTTACAACAAATTGGACTTCAGAAACATCCATAACATTCAAATTAGGTAATATTGAATATATGAAATCTCTTTTTCGTATAGCACATGATGAAGATGGCGATCATAAAGATGATTCTATAAAAGATAATCATATTGATTGGGGAACAAGTGCTGGAAAAGTTAGTGCTGTAGATTTACCTATAGCTGATGCAGGGTCTTTAATAACATCTACTGAAGTGGAAAATGCCTTACAAGAATTAGCCCAAAAAAGTTTGAATATATTGACTGTTACAACAAGTGCTGATTATTCGGCAGCCAGTTTAATAAAAGATCACAGATTATTTGTTAATCCTACGTCTGGATCAATAACATTAGGTCTATTTAATGGTAGTTCAAGAGATGGGTCAAAAGTAGAAGTTTGTGTTATAGGAACAGCTAATCAAGTTGATGTTGAATTGGTTTCTAATGGTACAACAGATGTTGTACTTTATCCAGGACAAGTTATGAAAGTTGTTTGGGATAATACTAATTCTGAATGGGTTATCCATAATCCTTTTGCGTATTTTGTAAGTACAATAACAGCGAGTCATGACTTTTCAGCTAATGAATTGATAAATGATAGAAAGTTATTTGTTAATACTACATCCGGTAATGTAACTCTTGGATTATTTAATGGAGCTAACAGAGATGGAACTATTATGATAATTCAGGCTGTCGGTAGTGGATCTTATCTTGTTAACATAGAATTGGTTTCTAATGGTACAACAGATCGCGCTCTTTCTATTGGTGATAGTATTATAATTGTTTGGGATGATACTAGTTCTGAATGGAAAATATTATCTGATCAATTGTTCTTTGAAGAAAAGACAAGCAGCTTTACTATGATATCCAACAAAAAGTATTTTGCAAACGGAGTAATAAATATGACACTTCCTGTGGTTGCTAATACAGGAGAAACAATAGAAATAGTAACGAGTGATTATTCAAGAATTATTCAAAATAATGCTGATCATGTTATTTCTTATATGAATAAATATTTTACAACAAAAGGGACAAGTGGATATTTACAATTTTTTGGAAAAAGTAAAATAAAATTGATGTATAAAGGTAATGGAGATAACAGAATAGAACCAGGAGTTAAATTATCAAATCCAGGAACACTTCCTACAGGAGAAGGAAATGGTTGTTGCTTTTCTCTCGATGGTGTCTATTTAGCTGTTGTACATGATACATCTCCATATATAACTATATATAAGAGATCTGGAGATACTTTTACTAAGCTGTCTGATCCTGGGACATTACCAACTGGGGAGGCTGAAGGTTGTGCTTTTTCTCCCTGTGGTACTTATCTTGCAGTTGTTCATCATACTTCTCCATATTTAACTATCTATGAAAGATCGGGAGATACTTTTACAAAATTAAGCAATCCCGCAACACTTCCTGGTATTACTGCGTATGGATGTGACTTTTCTAGTGATGGTAATTATTTGGCAGTGACTCATCAATCCGGTTTTATAGTTTATAAAATATCAGGGAGTACTTTTACAGAATCCGATTCGTTTACTCTTGGTCAATATACCTTTTATTGTCGTTTTTCTCCTGATAATACTTATCTAACAGTAGCTACAAGTGGTACCCCATATATATATATATATAGAAGAATAGGTGATACTTTTGTTAAATTATCAAATCCATCAACATTACCTCCTAGTGCAGCGTTTGAACACAACTTTACACCTGATGGAAAATATCTTATTATAGCTACGGGAGGTAGTAGTTATTATCTTACAATATATGAGATAACAGGCGATACATTTACTAAAATAGAAGATCCCGAGGATATGCCGCCGAGTACGTCTGAAGGATTGGCTGTTTCTCGTGATGGAAAATATATTGCTGTCGGACATAATTTGGGAGTTTATATGACTGTTTATAAGAAAATAGGAGGAGTATTTATCAAACTATCAGATCCAGCTAGCACTTTATCAGATAAGGGCTACGGATGTGACTTTTCTCCAGACGGAAGATATCTCGCTATTGTAACTCATGGTTCGCCTTATATTAACATTTATAAAAATGTTGAAAGTACAACTAAAGTTTGGGAAGTCCTTTCTTTAGATAGCTTGAATAATCCTGAAATTATGTTTAAATAAGGAGTAGTTGATGGGGAGTAATCAGTTAGGTGATAATATATTAGCAGCTATTTTAGCTTTATCTGCCTCTGAAAAATATGACAGAACAAAACTCATGCGAGCTATGGGAAATGAGATAGAAGATTGGGTAGCCAATGTTTCAGCAAGTATACTTTGTCCAACAGGTAATATAAAGATGCACGGATCAAACACTATTCCTGATGGATACCTACTTTGTGATGGTTCTGCTATTAGTAGGAGTACATATTCAGCTTTATTTGCTAAGATAGGAGTAATATTTGGTCCAGGTGATGGAAGTACTACTTTTAATTTGCCAGATTTTAGAGGTATATTTCCAAGAGGAGTTGGAATAAATGGAACTTTACAAGATGCTATGGGAAATTATTTCTCTGCGTCATTAGGATCTTATCAAAATGATGCAGAACAAGGTCACAAGCATAAACAAGGAGGTATTGTTGCAAATAGTGGTAGTTCTTATCAATATCTTCCTTGGAGCAGTTATGTTCCAGATCCTTATCCAGATTTTGAATATGAACCTAATACAGTAGAAGGGAATGAGGTTTTACCGTATACTTCTCCAAATGATTACACAGATGGATCTCATGGAACACCGCGAGTTGATGTAGAAACAAGACCGGCTAATTTAGCAGTTAATTTTATAATAAAAATATAGGGGGGTAAAATGAACTTACAACAATTTTGGAATAGTTTTTTAACTCTAGATATAACAACTTGGTTGATATTGATCATTTTTATTTATCTTGGCCTTTCTAGATTATTCATGTATTTGAAAAAATTAGGAAAAATAAAAAGTTTAAAAGCAGGACCTGTCGGTGTTGAGTTTGGAGAAAATGAAAATATTAAAATGAAAAATATCTCTCCTCATTCTAAATGTCCTCATGCAAAAGACGTCGTTATGATTTTAACACAACAAAGAAAAAACATAAGAAAGGTTGATAAAATAGAATTAAAGTATATTCCAAGAGATTTGATGAACTTTGCTGAAGATGTTTTAGATAAGATAATATCTAGAATGTATTCTGTTTTTTTAACTTTATTAAAAGAGAAAAAAGGATTAAAAAGGGATATAGTATCAGATTCATCTTTTCATTTATATAAATTAGCTGTTAATTCTTCAAAAAGATCTATTTTAAAAGAGCTTTTAAGGATGATCTACGAAAATAGTTTTTTAGAAAAAAAGAAAAATGGCAAGTGGGATGAATATAAAAAGATAAAAACAACTAATCTTATAGACATGATGACAGAAGGATTGAATGAACATTATATATGTGATATTCCTTCCAGAGAAGAAGTTTATAATAGGAATGTGAGAGAATTATTGGATCCAGCAAAAGATTTTAATATTTATAGAATTATAAACGAAGCCCTGGATAGTTTAGTTGAGTTGGCTCGTCAACATTATGGTAGTATAGAGAAGTTAGAATCTGAAAGTGACAAATCTATAGAAAAACTTTTCGGTACTACTAATGATAAATAGGAGGTGCTTATGACGTATTTTATCATTAACCAGGAGATGAATAAAATTCATATCAGATATTCACTCTTGGAAGCTACAAAAAGGGCTAGAGAACTCTGTAAAGAGTTTGGGGGTGAGTGGATTATCACTCATGGTGTAAGAACTGTAGAAATACAGGAAGGAAAGCTTAAGAAAACTTCCCTTATTAAACAGAGAAAGGAGAAATTATATGGACATAATGCAACTAGTTAAAAGCGGTTCTTTGGTTATAGGAGTTGTTGTATCTTTACAGATTATAAAAGAACTTCTTTCAAGAAAAAGTATAAGGTTTAAAAATGAAGACAACTGGCTTTGGATTACCTTCGCTCTCGGTGTACCTATGGCTTTGGTGAGTCAAGGAATTGAAGGGTGGTCTGGATTTAATATTTGGAAACTTATTCAAGACTCGTTTCTTTATGCTGCATCTTCTGTTATAATATACAAGACCTACAAAGTTGGAGGAAAATCTATAAAAGAGATTTTTGATAGTAAAAAAACATCAGCAGAAGAGCCTCCTCGAGAAGGAGGCTAAACAGATGGAAGCTATTGCTGAGATTTTAAAAGCCTTTGGTTGGTTAGCAGCTATTGTTTTAGCATTTTTTTTATTCCTTGCAAAAAAGAAAGAAGGCAATCAAGGTAAAGATTATGATAAAATCAGAAAGGAGAAAGAAGATGAACTTAATAAGAAAAGTCCTTCTGATATTGTTGATTCTCTTGATAACTCCGACGATGTGGAGCGAATCAAACAAGGAACCAACGACAGAATCGACGACGCATTCAACAGAAGAAAAGATGCCAAAGACAGAAAGCGAAGAGAATTGTTGGACGGATTCAGAAGTTCAGGATCTGGTGAACGAGATAAAAGTGATAGTTGATGAAGAAATGGATAAAGCAATTAAAGAAGCTTGTGTTCCTTTATTAGCTGAAATAGACACTTTAAAAACACAAGTAAACGATACAAAAAGAAGAGTTTTAAATACAGCTATAACTGTTGGTGTTCTTTCTTTTATAGGTGGTGCTATTACTATTATTGCCGTAGATTATTTTAATAATTAAAGGAGTAATATATGAAAGCAATAATAGATATTATATTTTCTTTATTTAAAGCTAATAAAAATAATTCAGCTTTATACGAAGAAATAAATATGCTTAAATGCGAGAAATTGTTTTGGGCTATAGGAATGGTTGTATCAGCCCCTGTTTATATTCGTAATTCTATAGGTAGAGGAACAACTTATTGTAATATAGCAGCCTACGATCTTTTCGATTCCAGATCTACATTAGTGTGGAATGTTAATGTTCAAACAGGAGAATCTGTTAAGAGAAAATATCCTATGGGTAATATAATCAAAGCTTACGATTATGACCTTGGTAAAGTTTTGCCTGAAGATTCATATCAAAAGATATTATCAGCTCCTATTCCTTTTGTTTTTGATGAATGTAAAAGTGAATCAGAAAAAGGAAATGTTAGATTACTTACTCAAATGGAAGCTCAAGAAAAAGCCAATAAAGGCATTCCTATAATGATTATTTCCAAGGAGTTCAATCATGTTGCTATTGCTTGTCCTAATCTTAAATGGAATGATGATTTAGGAAAAATGGAATTATTCCCTTATAATGAAGGAAAAGGATGTTTCACTGGAAATGCTGGTTGGGAAAATGATTATATGTATATGTCAGACAAAAGAGGTTTTGGAAGCTTAAACTGGAAAAGCGAAAAAGATATTCTTTATGCCCAATTCAAATTGATAAATACTGGGAAGTTTGATGATTAAAAAAGCAGGTTAATCCTGCATAAGCACTCTTCCTTTAGGTCGGTCAATTTATATTTGACCGACCGTTTATTAAAATTATTGGAGGATAATATGTTAATTTTAGAAAAAGGCAAAGCTCTTCCGGAAGGTACCATAAAAGAATGGAAAGGAAAAAAATATAAAAAGACAGGTGGAAAGTGGTTGCCATATAAAGGTGGTAAAGAAAAAAAGAAAGAAAAGAAGTTTAAAATAAAAGATTTTTATGGTGCTGGAAGACACAAATATTTTAAAAATAAAAGCGACTTAGATGATTTTAATAAACGACTATCAGAAGGAAAAATAGGAGGTAAGTTGGGAAGGAAAATAAAATCTACATCGGGAAGGATTTCTCAAGGTACAAAAGTACAATTTGTTATAAGAGGAAAAAAGAAGGAAGGAAAGATTGTAGGAAGTGATGGAACTTCATCTAAATCTCCAACAAAATTTGATATACAACATAAAGAAAAAGGAAAAGTAATAATAAAGAAAGACGTTCCAAGAGAACAAGTTAAAAGATTAACAATATCTTGGTCTCAGAAAAAAGAAGAAAAAAAGAAACTAACAATAAGACAGAGACAACAAGAAAATGTTGCTTTGTTAATGAAAGATGCAGATAAGAAAATACAGCAAAAATCTCATGATCTTGTTATGGCAAATTGGGATATGTTTTCCAAAATGGTAGGAAAATACTATACAAAAAGGAGCCTTGGTGGATTTGATGCGAGTAAGTTTGGATTTGATGAAGATGATTTAAGACAAGAGGTTTATTTAGTTGTGCAAAGAGCAGCAACTTCTTTCTTAACAAATCCACCTAAAGATAAAAGAGCAACTTTTATAAGTTATGTTAGATCGTTCTTGAAAGCGAATATGGCTGCAGCTTTAATGGCTGGAAGTGGTAGTGGTGGTCATATGAAAGCTTCTCAAAAAGATCAATTATATATATGGTTTTTTAAAGATACTCTTGATGAATATAAAAAGAAACACAAAAGACTTCCATCAGATGTTGAAATGCTTGATATGCTAGAAAAGAAAAGAAAAGGACTTCCGAATGAAAAAGGTAATAAAACTATTCGTGATTATAAATGGACGATAGATAAAATAAGAAATAAAAAGAAACAGACAAAAATAATGACTTCTCTAGATAAGAACATACAATCAAGCGAAGGAGATTCTACAACATTACTTTCTATTCTTAATGAAGAAGAATTAGAGAAAATACCTGGTAGATATAAATTGGATCCTTGGCAAGAAGTAAAAAAAGTTGTTGTTCGAGATGGTGTAAGAGAAGCATTAAAAAGAGTTCTGAAAAGTCCTGTAGATCGTGAAATAATAATAAGATCTTATGGATTATTTATAGATGAAAACTCGCCTCAAAAAATGAGAATATATGCACAAGGGCAAACATCTTCAGAGATAGCGAGATTTCTTAATGGATGGGAAGAAAAAAGAGGATCTAAAAAAAGATGGAGCTCTAATATGATAGACAATAAAATAGAAAAGATATTAAGGACTTTGAGAGAAGATCCTACTCTTAAAAGGAACTTAGGAGATTTTGTAAAGTCAGAGCAGAAAGAAGAATGGAGTGATGTAGATCTTGTGATGGAATGGATAGCGGCTTATGGAGCTATTAGTGAAGCAATAGATAATATCATTCCAGAGCAAAAAGTAACAGTTGTAAAGGAAAGTCATAAAGCAATAAAACCAGTAATTAGGCGTGGAAACATATAAATAAAATGTCTATTATATAGTGATAGTTGAAGAGAAACAACCCTCCCTTATCTATCACAATTTTTTACAAAGACGGGCTCGCTCCCATGGCCCGTTTTTTTTATGCCACAAAAAAAGAAAGGAGAGTAATAAATCTTACTCTCCTTTGGTGTTAACTGTAGTATTTTTGTTTGAGTTCTTCAAGCCTCTTTTCATTTTGTTCTTTTGTTTGATTTTCTTTTTCTATCTTTTTTTCATATTCTTCTTTGAAGTAATTCAGTCTTGCTTGATATCCTTCTTTTAAATAAGATTCTATTTTTTCTATATCCCTGTCTGCGAAGTATCTTTGTTCGACGTATACTGAACAACCATTATTTTCATCAACTGTAACAGCCCTGTATCCTAATTTTCTAAGTCTTTGTGCTTCTGCCGTTACTTTGTATTTCTGGTTATACCATTCAAAACATCCTTTAAAAGTTAATCCTTCGCTCAACGCTTGTTTCTTTGTCATAATGATTTCCTCCTTAATATATTATTTTGTAAACACCGAACTTAGAAATCATAAAGGCATAAAAAAACAAGGCGGGAATAAATCCCGCCATAGATTAGTGAAGATGATTTTTTAAAAGGAGGTAAATATTAAGATAGAACTTATGAAACTTAGGATGTTTTGTTTGATACAAACAAAGATACAATTGTGTTTCATTGGATATTCTAGGTTTAAACTGATCGAGATATTCAGGATAATCTTCTAAATTTTTCAATTTAAAGTATTTACGCTTTCCTGTTTCTCTTAAATAACATGTTCCTTTAAATGTTCCATCTGATTGTTCTTCAACTGTTATAGAACTGTATGTTTTATATTTCTGCATTAACTCTGAAATCTTCATTTTTATTCTCCTCTTATTACGAGTAATGGTTCGGTTATCACTACAGTAGAAGTTTCTCCCGTAGATTCATCAGTGAAAGTTATTTTCTTATCTTTTTGTTCCATACGATCAACTTTTATTTTCTTGTAGTTGATTCTGGGACTACCCTTTTCATCATCATATCCTTCTAAGATTTTTATAATATCACCCATCTTCACTTCATTTGCTCTTATGATTGTTTTCATATTGTCCTCCTTAATATGTTATTTTGTGTTCACAGAACTTGTAGACAGCACAAAAAAAGAAGGAGAGTGAATAAATCACTCTCCTTAAATGTTAGGTTGAAAAGTCGATCAAATCAGTATCAAAGTCTGAAAGAATTACTTTTACTTCTTTATCATCTGCGAATATTCTGATGAACTTTCTCTGTTTTCGTATTCGAATATTCTGATTGGAATCTATATACTCTGAAAGTATTCTTGTGTGACCTGCAAGTGCTATCGTTATTTCATTCATAATATCAGTTGTTGAATCTTTTTCTTTAGATTCGTAGTTGTTATCTTTAATAATATGTTCAGCTTCTTCTTTTGTTTCAAATAAGAAAAACCAACTTATTTTCCAATTTCTTTTCTTAAGTTCTTTTAATGCTTCTTCGTATTGCATTTTAAAACTCCTTTCATAATTTCTGCTACTAATGACATGGCAGATAATTCGATGAACTTTTCCATAAGCTCTTTGCTTTTCAAAGCTTGTTTTAGTATTTTAGTTTCTATATACATCTAAAACCTCCTTTTCGTCCTTAATATATTATTTTGTGTTCACAGAACTTAAAGGCATAAAAAAAGAAAGGGCTGAATTAACAGCCCTTATAATTTGGTACGTCCTTGGAATCTTATGTAGAGTTCATCAATGGATGCTTCCCAGACTGGACGAAAAGAAAAAGTAGAATTATACCAAGGTAACACAGGATGCTTACAATAATGTCGAAATCCAATTTCTATAAAATAGAATCGGATACCTCCATTAAAAAGATATTCAATACTGTCTGGTGCGAAACCAGGTTCACCGTACTTTTTCCAGAAAGGCGAATATATCTTACCACCGATGAATAACATATCAAAGAATTGAAGCTCACATTCGAATTGTACATATAGTGAATAATTTAAATCATATGTATATTCAGACACATCCGTCATGCTTAAATGACCTTCAGGTAATAATCCTATTTCTAATGCAAAAACAAAAATTAAAATGTTCATAATTTCCTCCTTAATATATTATTCTGTGTTTACTTAACTTAAAGACCACAAAAAAAGAAAGGCAGGATTTATTTCCTGCCTGGTGTATGGTGTATAGGTGAACTTAAAATATTAAGCTTTTGTAAGTGTCTACTGAAATGATTCCTTCAAGAAACGCATCTCTTGCTAATAAATTAAGTTCATGTATTTTCTTTTTGTTTGTGATGTACTGTTTAACATCTTCATGTATTTCTTTTAATGTTCTCATTCGAACCTCCTTTGGCTTTCGCCCTTAACTTATTATTCTGTATATTCAGAACTTAGTGATTTGTAGGAACACAAAAAAATTAAGGGGCTGAATTAACAGCCCCTAAGGAATGAAATTATCTTCTACCGTTTGTGGCATCTTCATCATCGCATTCATCGTCTTCTTCTAACTCTTCTCTTTCAATTTGTTCTATCAGTCTCGGAATAGCGGTTGAATCGTAAGGATTAGTACCGTGAGACCAACCTTTTAAGTGTCCACATATGTAAGCGTCTAATCTTGATTTTTCTGTTTGTGGAAATGCTTCGTGTATAAGATCAATTGCTTCGTCGATCTTTGTTTGTGCCTCTAAAAGTTTTTCTACTCTTTCGTATTTGTTCATTTGAAACCTCCTAATAGTTTTGGACTTTCGTCCTTAATATATTATTCTGTATTCACAGAACTTTATGCCATAAAAAAATAAGGGAGTAAGAATTAACTTACTCCCTTTTGTGAGGTTAGGCTGCTTTGTTGACTTTCTTGATCTTTTTGTTGGAAGTCTTTTCTTTTACCTTGACTTCCTTTTTTTTCTTTCGATCAACTCCGGAAGGAACTTTGCCGATAAGATTGTGGGCTTTGAATATGTGGCAGACAAGACCTGCATTTGATTTACGACTGACTGATTCGTCCATGCTGACGAGTTTGTCGATGATGTCTTTTCTTGTTTTACCTTGTTCGACCATTTTTAAAACGATTTCCGTTTTGCCTTTGCTGTTGGTTTTAACAACCTTGTTTTCAGCTTTCTTTGCTTTCTTTGTAGTTCCCATTTAAAACCTCCTAATAGTTTTGTTCGAAGAATCTTGTTCTTCGTCCTTAACTTATCATTTTGTATTCACAGAACTTTGAAAATCTAAAGGGTAAAAGAATTGTATTCTAAAATCATCATTAGAACAAAAGAAATCATGAGGTTCCAATAATTCTCTTATATAAGAACATCTGAATAATTTACTTCCACAAACAGGGCATATAATATTAACAATATCGTTTCCTTCTATTATTACAGAAAAATCTTTTTTATTGTTTGTGTCTATAACAATTCCAAAAAAGACAGAATCATTTCCGAATATATTTATTCTTCCTATCTTTTCATATTCATCTAATTTTTTATTATCTAAAAAGGCGCTTGTAGGATTATGTTTAATTTCTATCTTCATCTTAATTTCCTTTCTATTATATAGTAGACAATTTAATCTATTCTGTCTACAAGTTTAGTAATTACATAATATAGTACATATAGAGAAAAGGAGGTTTTAAATGAAAGATCAATCTCTATTTAATTTTCCTGTAAAAAGGGAAAGCATCATTAACTCCATGGGGCAGGATACTGGATTTGATTCTATATTCAGAACAGATTCAGGAACATCTTTAGGAGTTGTCTCCAGAGACTATCAACTTATTAAACACAACAAAGCAGTTACTTCTATTCTTAACTTGTTTGAGAAAAAGAAAGTTCCAATTGAGCCTGTAAAAATCAACGTATCGTCTAACGGAGCACGTCTATTCGCTTCTTTTAAAACAAAGAAGGAAATAGACTTAGGGATCTCACCGAAGAGCAACAAAGAAATAGGTGACGTAATATCACCAGGATTTATGATTCTTAATTCTTACGATAGATCGATCAGATTTTCTTTACAGACTTTTGTTTTCAGGCTTGTTTGTTTGAATGGAATGACTGTAAGAGAACAAATATTTTCTCACTCAAAGAGACATACTTCAAATCTAGATGTTGAAGAAATGATTGAAAACTTTATGACCACTTTTGAAACATTTGATAATATTGTTCCTACAATATCAAAGATGGCTCAAAAGAAAGTTACTCCTACATTTCTTCAAGATGAACTCAACAAAGTCCCTGGATGGGTTCAAGATTATTCTATTGATTATCTCAACAAATCAGGATTTATTAACGTTGAGGAGGATGAAGGCTCGCCGGTTATTGAAATGGAAAAAGATCTTAATCACTGGGATCTATTAAACGCCTTTACTTATGTCCTTACTCACACAAAGGATGTATCTCCTGAAAGAAGGTTTGAAGCTACAAAAGAGATATCAGCCAGATATTGGAGTTAATGAAAAGGGGAGAAGATTTTTGTCTTCTCCCCTTTATTTTTTTGTGGTTTTTTTTTAACAAAACGTCTATTGTTGTATAAAGGTAGAGATGATGTTAATTTTTGATGAAGAGTATATAATATTCCAATTACAGTTAAGTTCAGGATCTGTACTTACAAACAATATATTTGAATATTCTGGAACATTCAATTTTTATGAATATGAAAAGGAACCATTTCCTTGTTTAAAATTATATTTAAAGAAAAAATCAGAAGAAAAAAAAGACAATATAATAGAAGTAGAAGTTGAAGAAGTTTTAATTTCTGTTATTCCTTTATTTAGTATAGCAAGTATTATTGTTAGGAGCATGGATGAAATAAAGGATAAAGAAAAACTTAAACTTATAAATATAATAAAGGAAGAAGATTGATAATAGATTTAGAAATAAATAGAAAGTTTATGAGAGAATTAGGCTCTTATGCTTTTTTTGTTTTGTCTTATTATAAAGCTTTTTACGAAAAAACTGGAATGGTTTCCTCTATAACACAAGCAGCTAAAGATCTCGGTATGTCTTATCTTAAAACTAGAGCTTCCCTCGCGCGTATCTATTATATATTAACAGAGAGTAAATGTATTAAAAATATTAATGTTTATAATTTTATAAGAGATCGCGCGAGGGGAGCATATGAGACAGAAAGCAGAAGAAACAAAAAGAGAAAAGAAAAAGGAATAGAAGAAAGAATATTATGGAAATCAATAGTTTCTTCTATCCAGGATCATTCGAAGAAAAAAATATCAACAGGATTTTATTGGAAAACACAAGCTTGGATGAATAGCTTAATTAAGAAAATAGGAAAAGAAAAGATTGAAGATTATACAAAATGGTTTATAGAAAACAAACTGGATATAATAGATTCTTTTAATGCAGGAATATTTTCTTGTGATTCTATGATAGCTGAATATCTAAAAAGGAAACACAACGATAGAAGATCTTCTTCCAGAAAAAGAATTAAAGATAAACAAGATAAGTTTAAGTCCCACGCTATTAAGCAGGATAAAGAAATGTTATGTAAGATTTTAAAAAAGAAGAGTAAAGGGGAATTAGATATATATGATAAAGAAATGTTAAAACATCTTAGAGAGAAAGGAGTTTGGGATGGAAAGACAATTCACATCGAATGAGATAGACATTCTTCTCCAGATAAAGGAAAATACAATAGGAGATTGTAATTCTAATTGTAGTGATGGATGGATCATAAACGAAGATGAAAATCTAGTCGCTTGTGATTGTAGAAAAACATTCTGTTATATAAAAGATATGATATATTCCAGAATACCTCAAGAGTATTGGTTTAGAACTATTGATGATCTTAATATAGAACCACAAACTGTTAAACTAATGGTTAAAAAATATCTTTCCAAGTTCGATGTTGCAAAATCTAAAGGTTTAGGAATGTGTTTCGTTGGTCCTAATGGAGTTGGAAAAACTTCTTTGTTGGCAGAAATAGGAAAAGTGTCTATTATAAACGGATATAAGACTATTTATCTTACAGCTCAAGATTATATAAATTATAAAATGGCAAATGATGAAGATTTAATAAAAAGAATAGAACAAGAGGAAGATGTTATATTGATAGATGAAATAGACAAACCATATAGAAAAAAAGGTTCTGATTATGTTGTCGCTCAAATGGAAAACTTTTTAAGAAACACATTACCCAAGAATAAAGTTGTTTGTTTTGCTACAAATTGGACTATGGGGGAAATAGTAACGGAATATGGTGATTCAGTTTATTCTATCCTTCAGAGAAAAATAAAGTTCCTTGGCTTGATAGGAAATGATATAAGTGATAGTTTACAAGATAGTTGGGAAGAAGGGTTGAATAATGATCCTGATTATTTTTGTGATGCTATTGTAAATATGGCAAGGAGAATGAAAAGATGGGAGGAATGAGTTTTGTCAGATCAATACAGAAATCTACCTTTGGAATTGAAAGTTATATCTTATATTGTGAGAAAGAATTACAAATTATGCGATGATATCAATAGAGACATTTTTTCTATAAAAGCTTATAGATTATTTTTTGATATAATATCTTCAGAGAGAACAACACATCCTAAAGAAGTTCTCAAAGATAAGATTTCAGAAAGAGTTAAAAAACCTCAAATATTCAATCCATATCTTATAAGAGTTTATAAAACAAACATAGAATCTGTTACTCATAAATCAGCTAAGGCTATGATATCTAAACTAACCAAACTGTCTAATTTAAGGATATCTTTGGAAAAAACAGAAGAATTAGTTCTTGAAGTTCGTGATGGAAACATGGATAAAGTTAGAAAGATAGCTAAACAGATTTCTCTATTAGGTCCTAATAGGAAAAGAAATAATGCTGGAGATTACTTGAAGGATTTTGAAGAAAGAAAGTCTATTATAGAAAGCAGAAGATCAAAAAAACTTGTTGGAGTTCCTACCGGTATAAAAAGATTTGATGATTTAACTGGCGGTGTATTAAAAGGAGAATTGGCGATATTAGCTGGTGAAAGCGGAATAGGAAAATCAATAGGTTTGGAAAATATAGGAATTAGCGCTTGGGACTTAGGAATGAATGTTATGTATGTTTCTGTTGAGATGCCAAAAACTAATGTACAGTTTAGGATGGATTCTAGATTGACCAGACTCCTTTATAAAAAGTTCAGGATAGGTGATTTTACGGATAAAGACATTGTTCGATGGGAAAAAATAATAGAAGAATATAGAGTAAACAAGAAAAACTATTATCATGTTGTTTCATTGCCGAGAGGATGCTCTGCATTTGATGTTGAAATTGAAGCAGAAAAAGTTCAAGATATATATGGAAAAAAATTGGATATAATAATAACAGATTATCTTAATATAATGAAACCTAATTCATCAAAATATGGTAGTCCTAGAGATTGGAAAAATCAAACTGATATTGCTTGGGAACATAAAGAAGTCGCTACAGATTTTTGTGATGAGGGAATTGTAGTATGGACGGGTAATCAGATAGTTGATGAAGGGGAAGGACAAAAAGTTATAAAAAAGAAACATATAAAATACGGTAGGGGGATAGTAGAAGTTGCTAATATAGTTGTGGCACTTGTTCAAACTGTTGATGATGCTCTTGAAAACATAATGAAACTACAATTTGTCAAGGTAAGAGATTTAGAAAAAATGGATCCTATTGTAATAAGACCTAATTATGATATCATGGCGCTTAACGATGAAATGAGAATACCTGGTAGAAGAAGTCTGAAAGAGAGGAGAAAGTTTAAATGAATCAATATGAGTTTGTGGAAAAATTACAAAAAGAAAGAATGAATTATTATATTTCAGGAACTAATATAATGGTGTGTTGTCCATTTCATGGCGATACTTCTCCTTCTTTAGGTATCAATTTTTATAAAGGAAAATATAATTGTTTAGGCTGTGATGCTCATGGGGGGGTAAAAGAGATAATAAAAATTATCTTTGATGAGGATTTTATTCCAGAAGAAGTTATTGAAGATATTGAAGAAGATAGTATTGAAGATGATATAAGAGTAGATTCTATAATAAATAAAATAAAAGAAGTAAGACATACAGACAATAAGAAGCTTAAAATAAAAGTTCTTGTTAATTTTGATGATTCAAACTACAGTAAGCCTAATGAAAACACAGATTCAGAATATTGGAAATATTTATTTGATAGAAATATACATGATGAATCTATAGAAAGATTTTCAATAAGATGTGGTTTTTGGAAAGGAGATAAAAGAATACTTATTCCTATGAGAGACGAACACGGAAGACTTATATCTGTTGTTGGTAGAAGCATAACAACAAATTACAAAAAAACAAAAGTTAGAAAAAGTAAAGGTTCTGATGCTAATAAAGTTTTATTTGGTCTGTATGAATTATTAAAGAATAAATATTATGGCCTTTATAGAATAGGGGTGTTGGTAGAAGGAGAAATAGACGTAATATATTTGCAACAAAACAGTTTGCCAGCAATTGGTGTAGGTAAAAAAAAGATTTCAGACATACAAATGAATAAACTTGTTAAGAACTTTGATTTTATATTTGTTAATCTCGATGGCGATGCTGATGAAAGAGAAGTTATGAATTGTTATTCTCTTGTGAGAAGTTATATGGGATGTAGTGTTATAAGATTACCTAAAAATAAGGATCCTAATGATTTATCAAAAAAAGAAATTATAATGATTTACAAAAATGTATTTCATAAATCATTAGAATAATTGAATGAGGAGGAAGATCAAATGAAAAACAAAGATAAAACAGGAATAATATTTAAGGCAATAGTTGAATTTGTATTATGTGTCTCTCCTATTGTTTTGACACTTGTTTTTTTTGATTGGAAATTACTTATTGTGTTATTTATTTGGACATGGGCGAATAATATGGGACAAGCATATAATAGATTTGTTAAAGAAACAGAAATAAAAAAAGAAGAAAACGGAGGTTAAAAATGTTTGATTATGTTGTGGGATTAGGACAAGGAGGAAGTAGAATAGCAGCTTCTTTCAGTAAATATTTTAAAATACCTGGTGTTTATTTTAATTTTAGTAAAGTTGATTTTTCTAAGTTTAAACCACCTGGTGGTGGTAAGTTTGTTTTAAGCGATGGTGGAACAGGAAGAGATCCTGGGGTAGGTGAAGATCTTGCAAATAAATACAAGAAAGATCTTTATGACGCTTTTAAAAGGGATATGGAAAGACAAAAAGTATACAATAGAGATGTTATACTTATTTGTGTTGGAGGTGGAGGAGGATCTGGTTGTGGTTTGTTGAAAGTTATTCTACCATATCTGACAAATGAGTTTGAAAATACGTTTTTAATATACACTCTTCCAGAAAAAAGAGAAAAACTTCCTGCAAAACCCAATTCTTTAATAACTCTTAATTGGGTAATAGAAAATCATTTGAAAAATAACGAAATAAATCTATTATTGGTGGATAATGAATATTCTTGTAAGAAATATTTTTCAGATGATTTTAGATTCAAAGGAATAAATAAAGTGTTGCCTAAAGCTTTCGATAGATTTTTTAAAATAACAGACATTTATGAAGAATATAGACAATTAGATTTTGCTGCAGGTTATAGTGCTTTAGATTTTCGCGAACTCAAAAAAGTTCTTTTATATTCTCATGGTTTCTGCGATATGAGATCTTTTAAGATTGATGATTCTTGGATTGATATGGAGGATAATGAATTAAGGAAAGTTGTAAGAACTTCTAGTTTGTTTATAGGAAGTTTTGATATAAATACTTCTAAAATAGCTCTTTGTTCAATATCCATTCCTGATTCTTATAAAGGAGAAAAGATTTCTCCTTTTATAGATAGAATATTTGATATAGTGGGAAGAATGACAAGAGCTCCGATTGTTTTTAATTCTTCCTATTATAATAAGAAGGTTGATAAAATAAGGGTTGATATTATACTTGGTGGATTGATTAAGAGCAAATCTCTTAAAAGTCTTATAAATCAAGCTATAAAAGATAAAATACTTCTTTCCGAAAAAGGAGAAGTAGAATCTTTAGATCTGGAGGAATTAAATGAGTTCTAAGAGAACAGATAAAAAAGATAAAAAAAAACTTAATCTTTTTGAAAGAGAATTATTTAATAATAAAAAAGTTATAAATATTGTTAAAGTTGGTTGCATGGATGATTGTGATATTTATACTGTATATTTAAAAGATGGTGGTATAATGTATATGGAAGTCAGAATAAAACATTCTTTGAGTGAGTTCTGAAAAAAAGTTTGGGGTTTACAAAATACAATATATAATATATAATAATATTATGGGAGGTATTTATGGATTGTTTAACATGGGAGCAACTTCTGGAGGGCGTTATAAAAAATATTGATTATGCTTCTTCTTATACATCCAGAAGGACTAGTTTAGAAAAAGAAGACGTTTATAACGATATTCTTCTTATAGTTTGGGAAAATTATTGTAGACATAAAGAAAAGGTTACAATTTACGGAATGCAAAAAAGAATAATTTGGGCCAGTAATAGAATAATAAAAAACTTTTATAGATTAAAGAGCAAAGCTAATACTAATAAAGTCAGCTTAGAAGATGTCTCTGAATTGGAAACACATTCATTAAGTGATAGAGAATTATTAGCTAAGGAAATTGTTGATTCTGTAAAAAAAGATTTAAAAGAACTAAAAGAAAAATATTATAAAATACTTAATTTTTTATCTTTGGGATATAGAAATAAGGATATTTCAGATGAAATGAATATATCTCAAAAAAATATTTCAGTCATAATAAGCAGACACATAAAACCAAGATTGAAAGAGAGGGCTTTAGCGTATGGATTTGCATGATATTCCTGAAGAAAATATTAAAACAATAAAAGATATCTGTTTAATTTTAAAAAGTAATGCTAAAATGTATTCTAATTGCATTAAAAGAAAAGTAGGAGCAGCAATTCTTGTTGATGGTGATTATTTGATGAACTATAAAGATGGTTATAATGTTTGTCCAGGTAATATTGAACCATGTGATGTGTGTATGAGAAAAGACGAAAAACCAGGAGAAAATAGTTATTTATGTAGAATTATTCATGCTGAAATAAACGCAATAATGAACGCCTTAAAATCAGGGTCATCAATTAAGCAATTTGGAGGAATTGTTGTAACTTTATTTCCTTGTGCTTATTGCGCTGGTGTTATTATAGAAACTGGAATAAAAGTTGTTTTTTACGGAGATGATTATTATTGTCAAGAAAAACAAAAACTTATTATTGATAGATTTAAAGAAGCTGGAGTTCTTGTTATAAAATTATTGTAAAAAAAGTGGAAAAAATTACTGTTTTGTCTATTATATAATAGATGCTTTTTTTAATTGACCGGCGAATCCTTATTTTTAGGTAAATGTTCCGGTCCTCCGATGTTCTTTCTATTTTAATTCTTTTAGCCCGAGGTGTAGAAGCCTCGGGCGAGTTTTTTTGTGGAGGTTTATTTGGTTTTTAATAATTGTATAGAAGCATACGAATCTTTGAAAAAAATGTTAATGGATGCTGAACAATACAACAATAATTCGTGTAGATCAAGAGAAGATATTTGTTATGTTAAAGAACTTATCGGTGTAAGATTTGAAATATTAGATACAGATGATGTTTTTGATCTTATAAAAAAAATAGAACCATTACCGAAAGATAGATTAAATTATATAGCAGAATTAAGTGATGAGTTTGTTAATGATAAAAAAATAATATATGAAGATAAAGATAAACATTATACTTATAATAACAGAATAATACCCCAAAAAAAAATAATAATAAATAACATAAAAGACAATAAAAGTTGGGCCAATCGTCAAGCGTTTCTTGGAATATGGAGTCCTTGTGATGATACTCCTGTTTTAGGTAAAGAAGAAGTACCTTGTTCTATAGGGTACCAATTTTTATTGAGAAATGATAAACTTCATATGATTTATTTTATGAGAAGTTTGGATTTGAATGTGTGGCCTAATGATGTTTATCTATCAAGAAACTTTCAAGATCACATGGCAGCTAAAGTTGACGCTTTGGTTGGAAGAATAATTTTTAATGTTGGATCCCTTCATATATATATAAGGAGAAATAAAATATGAATTATGTTTTGGGTGGAGGAATTGTTGGTTTGATATCAGCTTTTTACAATAAAGGTTATAAAATATTAACAAAAGATAATGGACAAGTTTTTTTTGGTCCTAGAATAATAAAAAGAACAGATTTTGTCGATTTGTTTATAGAAAAAATAATGTGTGATATTTCTCCCAAGATATATAAAGTTGGATATTTTTTTAATAAGAACACACAAAGTATTATAGATCAAGAAACTCGTATTTCTTATCTAAAAAAAACAAGGGGTGATGAGTGGTGGAAATATATTAAATCAGGTATGAATAACGGAGATAACATCATCGAAGGATACAATATGATAAGTGTTTGGTCTCGGTTAAGTGTTCTTTTAAAACAGAATTATGAATATTTCGCAATAAGAACTATAGATTTATATAAAAAATCTATAAGAGGTTATTTTTTAGGCAAAGAAAATACAATGGATATTTATCAGCTTATATACTATAAGCTGATAAATACTATTCCAGCTCCGATATTTAATCAATTTCTTATTCCTAATTTTTCTTATAAAGGTGTAAATATTTATCATTATTTAGTTGAAAGTAGCAACTTTGATGGATTTATGAAGGATTATGACTTTGTTTATTTTCCGGAAAAAAATATTCCTTTTTATAGAATAACAAGAGTTAATGATTCTAGATTTTGTGTGGAATCATTAACTTCTATAAATGTTGATGATTATGTTGATTGTAATGTTATACTTAAATCTTTCGTTAATAACGCTAAAATAAATGGTGATATTCCACTTGTCATCAATCCATATATCAAACATGTAGGTAGATATGCAAATTGGGATAATGATTTAAGAACTCACGATATTATAGAGTATTTTGAAAAAAAGGAGAATAGTTACTATGGATAAGATATTATCTGAAATAAGAGACTTAATTTCTGAAGTTAAGGAAATTGGATTTACTTCTGGAAATACAAAAGAATTAGTAGGTGTGAATCTTATTTTCAGAGATGTTGATTTAAAAAGTCTTTATCCTTCTGCAAAAGCACTTTATAAATCTAAGTTTATAAATAAAATGAATCAAGAAAGACATCATTATAGTTTTCTTAAGTATGGGCTTTTGCAAAAAATTGAATATAATAAGTTTTATTTTAACGAAGAACCTATAGGATCCAGAAAGATAATAGTTCATTCAGAGGATTGTATATCAACAGTTCAATTATTGCCAAGAGATAAAGAAATGGCTGTTATTATTTCTATTAGATCAAGCGATGTCGAAAAGTTGCTTATTGCTGATATTGCTGGTGTAATAGAAATAATAAAAGAATTAAAATATTCTATTTATAAAAACAAGAGAATAAAAGTTAATATATCTGTTATGATAGGATCTGCTCATGTTTATATGTCTGACGGAGATCCTAGAAGAAGACGAAGAAATAGAAAGAGAGCTAAAATATGATAGAAAAATCTTTAATAGATGATAACCAAATATTTTCTCCATCTCATTTAGAAATAAACAAGGGAAAGAAAGTTTGTGGTATTGATTTGGATGATGTTTTATTGGATTCAATTCCAGCCTGGATAAATTATGCAAATCAGTGTATTTATAATTTATCTGAAATATCAAAAAAGAAATATTCTTGGATTAAAGAATATAATGATCTTTATGATCTTAAGAAAAATATTCCTTATTATTACTATAGATTGTTTAAAGCTCAATATAGATTATCCGGAGTTAAAAAACACTTACAACTGAGACCTTGTGCTTATTCCCTTCTTAAATGGCTTGATTTTAATGGATATAAAAATGTTATATTAACAGCAAGAGATCAAAGTATAAGTGGAAATGACACGTATGATATCCTTATGGCTCATTTACCTTTTTTCAGTGAAGTAATATTTGATAAAATGAAGCATATAAGAATATTAGAAAAGTTTCCAAATATGATATTTATGATTGAAGACAATAGGGAAATTGCGAATATAGTTGGAAAATGGGGATATAGAGTTTTTCTTGTTGATAATAAATATAATCAAGGTGAAACAATTAAGAATGTTATAAGAGTTAATGACCTCTGTGATGTTCTTAATGTTCTAAAAGGAGAAAATGATGAAGGATAAACCTAAGCTTATAATTCTTGAAGGACCCGATAAAGTTGGTAAGACAACTATATATCAACTCTATAGAAAAGCTACGAATTATGGTCCTTTGATAATTGACAGATTTATTGGAAGTAATTTTTCTTATGATATGTTTTTTTCAAGAAAACACTACATTAAGAATTATAGTCAATTAGAAAAAGATTTAATGAAAACATTTGATTGTTATTTGATTTATCTCTTTTGTTCTGACTATACTGTATTGAGAGAAAGAATGTCGAATGCAGGAGAAGACATATCATATTCAACAAGAACAAAAGAAGGAATAGAATATCTTCAAAATATTTTTAATGTTTATTTTCTTCAGTCTAAGTTTAAACATACAATAAGAATAGATACAAGTATCTTTACAATAAAAGAAACACTAGAAGAAATATTAAAACTTACAGGAGAAAAAGATGTCAGAAAAGATAAAAAATAAAAGTTGTTTGAGAATAACAGAAGACGATTGTCTACGACTAATATATGAAAAACAAGCAATTTTACAGGAAAGATTAGGAAGATTGGCAAAAGCAAGAAATACTAATATGCAAGGCAAGTCTTTTATGATAATAGAAGAGACTTTTCACATTAGTAGAGAATTAGGAGAAATGATAGACAATCTTCCTTTTAAACACTGGAGAAAATACAACAATAAAGAATTAAAAACATGGAAAAATGAAGAACAAAGAGAAAAAGTTATGGAAGAATATATTGACGCTTTGCATTTTTTCTTAAATATAGCTTTAATACTTAATTTTTCTCCAGAGGAAATATTTGAAAAATATATGGAAAAAAATAAAGAAAATCACAACAGACAAGATCGTGGATATTAGTAATTAAAAGGTCTATTTATGAAAGGGCTTTAATATGTTAGGATTTTTAAATTATTTTATTTTACAATGGTTTTTTATTAGATTAGGAAAAGAAGTTGATATTGAAACAAGTAAAATAATTAGATGGAGAATTTTGAAATGGATTGTTCCTTTGACGGGTTGGAAAACTAATTATATTTATTTAGGAAAAAAGAAATAATGGAAGAAATTAAAAATATGTCCATTATTAAGCAGGGTAAAAGATAATAGAAACATGAAGTTTGTTCAGTTACACAATCATAGTTTTTTCTCAATTTTGGATGGTGTTGCATCTCCAGAGGAAATTGCTAAAAAGGCAAAAGAGTATGGAATGTCGGCTGTTGCTTTAACAGATCATGGAACTATGTCTGGTTTGCTTAGATTTAGTAATGCTTGTGTAAAAGAAGGAATTAAACCTATATTAGGTTGTGAGTTTTATCTCAATTCTAATCGCGACAATGAAAAGGGAAAAGAAAAAGGCACAAACAGACACATAGTTCTATTGGCTAAGTCAAGAAAAGGTTATGAAAACTTACTTAAGATAAATTATGATTCTATTGTTAACGGTTTTTATTATAAAGGGAGAACAGATGAAAAGTTTATTTTTTCTCATTCTAGAGATATTATATGTATGACTGCTTGTCTTGGTTCTTATTTAAGTTATTATATATTAAAAGATAGAATTGATCTTGCTGAGAAAAAGTTATTAAAATATAAAAAAGTTTTCGGTGATGATTTATATGTAGAAATAATGTTTAACGAACTTGAAGATCAGAAAAGAGTAAATATACAGCTTTTAAAGATGTCTAAAAGAATGAATGTAAAATATATTATCACCGGAGATTGTCATTATGTAAATGAGGGAGATGAAAAAATACAAGATTTAATGATTGCTATAGAAAGAAAGAAAAGTATTTCAGATCCTAATGTTTTCAGATTTTCAACGAGAAATCTCTTTTTTCATCATCCTAAGGATTATTTGAGATTTAACAAAGAATATGGATATAATTTATCTAAAAGTGTAATAATGGAAGGCATTTATAATACCGCTGAAGTAGCTGAAAAATGTGACTTTCATTTAGAACATTCTGAAAATCCTAAGTTTCCAAGATTTATAGATGATGATAAAAATGAAGTGAATGCTGATTTCATATTAGATAAAAAATGTAGAAAAGCTCTTTTGAAATTAAATAAAGATACTGAATATAAAGACAGAATGGAATTAGAATTGAAAGTTATAAAGGAAAAGAACTTTTCTGATTATTTTTTAATAATAGAAGATCTTATAAGATTTTGTGAAAAAAAAGGAATAGATCATGGAGTTGGAAGAGGTAGTGCTGCTGGATCTTTAGTTTCTTATTTATTAGGTATAACATTAGTCGATCCTATAAGATTTGATCTGATATTCGAGAGATTTTTAAATAAAAGTAGAAAAGATCCTCCAGATATAGATATAGATTTTGAGAGCGATAGAAAAAAAGAAATAGAAGATTATCTTAAAGATAAGTACGGGCACGATAGAGTTGCACATATCATAACTTTTACTACTTTCAGAGTTAAAGGTGCTTTGTGGGATGTTTTTAGAGCATATGAAAAGGATAAAGACCCCGAGTTCCTTTCAATAATAAAAAAAATAATAGATAATCCTGGTAAATCATCTGATTTGTTTCCTTTATCTGATCAATTAAATAATTTAGTTGATCTTAAAGAAATAAATTATGTAAAGAAAAATAAAAAAATATTCGATTTGGCGAAAAAGTTAATAGGACGAATTAGAAATGTAGGAAGACACGCTGGAGGAACAGCTATAACTCCAGGTCCTTTATATAAACATATACCAGTTCATAAAGTAAAAGGTGATATTGTAACAGCATTCATAGAGGGAAAAGATTATAGAGAATTATCAGATCTTGGTGTATTAAAGGTTGATTTATTAGGATTAGATCAAATAGACATAATAAAAAGATCTATTGAATTAGCTAAAAAAACAAGAAACGAAGATGTCGATATTTATAATTTTAATCTTAATGATAAAGAATTATTCAAAGCGATAAGAAATTATGACTGTATAGGAATATTTCAATTTGAGAATACTTCTATAAATGATTTTCTTAAGAGAACAAAACCAGATTGTTTTGAAGATATGGCAACAGTTAATGCTCTTTATAGACCGGCTGTTATAAATGCTCTAGAACATGAACATTATATAAAAAGAAAAATTAAAGTTAAGAATTGGGAAAAAGAAAATAATAAAAAATATGAAGGAAAAACAGAAATAGGAAAGTTATTAAGAAATACATATGGTACAATTGCCTTTCAAGAACAATTTATGAACATATTACATAAAATTGGATTGTTTACACTAGAAGAAGCTGATAGAGCAAGAAAAACATTTAAGATATTATATTTAAGAAGACAAAAAACAGATGATAAAAAAGAAGATCCTGAACTATTAGCAGTAGTAAATAAGTTTAGAGAAGGAGCTAAAAAGACAACAAATCTATCTGATAAACAAATAGATAAGTGGGTTGATAAATTAGCTGAGTTTGCTGAATATGCCTTTAATAGAAGTCATAGTGTTTCTTATGCTTTTATAGCTATGCAAACATTATATATGAGAGAATATTATCCTTTGTGTTTTTATTCTGCTATTTTAGATAGAACAAAAAACGGAAAAGAAAGTAATTTCAGAAAAACAAACAAAATGGAAAAATATTTTAGATTTATAACAGATTCAAGAAAATTACGATTCGCTCCTATTGATATAAATAAATCTAAATTAAGATTCTATCCAGATGAAGGTAAAATAAGGATACCGTTTTCGTTTGTCCCGGGAATAGGCAAATCATTAGCAGGCGAAATATATAAAGGAGCTCCCTATAGATCTTTTTCACAATTTTGCATGAAAGAACTAAAGTTAAGAACTAATAAAACAGCTATATTAAACTTAATAAAAATAGGCGCTTTTGATTCTCTTAATAAAGATAGAAAAGCTTTAGTCCTTTTCTATGAAAAATGGAGTTTAATAAGAGCAAAATATAAAAAGAAAAGCTTAAAGGAAATTAAAAAAACCATGTTAGAAATATGGAATGGAGAATATGAATATAATGATTTTCTTCCTATAAGGGGTCAAGGTGATTTTACAGAAGAAGAAAAAGAAGAAATGGAAAAGGAAATATGCAAATTTAATGTTTTTCACAGAGATGAAGATCTTAATTCTTCTAGAGCTGAATGGTTGCATAAAAATCACGGAATAAGAGAAATAACAGCTTCAGACAGTGGAGAATATTGTTTTAAAATAGAGGATAAATCTCAAGAAAGAAAAGATAGAAATAAAAAGCCTTATGTTTATTTAAGTATTGTCGATTTTAAAGGGAACAGAGGTAGTTGTGCTGTATTTGGTGATGTTTATAGAGTTGTGAAAAACAGATTGAAAAAAGATGTTTATTATATAGCATATTGTAGAAAAGATAAGAGAAAAGATGTTAAAACAAGAGAATTGTTAACATTAGGTTGGGGTAGTAATAGTTATAGAACATGTAAATATAATCCTTTGCAAAAAATAGATGTATATATGAAAGAAAAAGGATTTCTATAATTTTTTTCTAATATTTTGTAGAGAAATATTGTTCTTTTGTCTATTATATAGAAAGAGAATGAAATATCGATAGGAGGGAATATTGAAAAAGAACGAAATAGATAAATTGAGAGAAGTTTGTGGAACGCTTCCAAATAGAAATATGGATATAAAATCTGAAATATTTTTTGGATGTGAATTGTTGGATATTGAACTTGTTGATAAACCGGAAAACATGTGGAAATCAATCTTTCACATGGCAACAGCTACATGGGGAGATGATAATTATTATAATAAATGGAAACAATTATCTCCAGATTTGAGGTATCTTGTTGTTATGTCTGCGTTAAAAGGAAAAACACTTCCAACAGCACTTGAAGCACCTAAGTTTACATTTATAGTTAGAGGAACACCAAGGCACTGTTTTGATCAAATGGCAAGGACCAGAATTGGAAGTGGTTTTGGGAGTATAGGATGCAGAGATAATAGTAAGCTTGATTCTTCTTTTATATTGTATTCCGAATATAAAAATATGGATGATGGAACCATATTGATGGTTGATGAGATTTTAAGTTCTATTAAAAAAACTTATAAGAATATAATAAAAGAAGGAAAAGAATCTTATCAAGTAGCAAGATCTATTCTACCCATGTGTTATCATCATCCGTTTGTGTTTACACAGTCTCTTGCGGCTTTAATTGGACAATCAAGGAGAAGAATGTGTTTTGGAGAAGAAGAGTTCATATGTGGCATACACTGGAAGATAAGGGAAACATTTAAAAATATGGGTTATCATCTTTTGGCAGATATTATGAGACCTGCCTGTGACTATGCCAAAAGATGTTTATATTCAAAGTCAGATGGTAGCGAGTTGTTTAGTAATTTGTTCAAAGGATGTGGACGGTGGCCATCTGATTGTGAATATAACGAGTTCAACAAAAGTTGTACTGATAAAAATGGTCTTAAAAAAGCTGGAATAGAAGTAGCTTCGCCGGAGGATTATGTTAACTTTGGAAGGGAAGATTTTGAAAAACTCGGAGTAGCTGATAAGGAATTATTTTCCAGCTTATAAAAATAATCTTTTTTATAAGAAAGGAGGAGTGCTTATGGCAGCACCACGGAAGAAAAAATCGGTGAAAAAGACAACTTCTTCCTCGAAAAAGACAACTTCTTCGGCGAAGAAAAAATCACCGGCAAAAAGCCAAGTAAAGCAAAAGAGCTTTTCTCAATATGCGAGGGAAGTTCTTGAAAAGACCGGAAGCAGAAAAAAAGCCACTGAAAAACTCAAGGAATTAGGGTGTAGTTCAGCGGCTGCAGTAGTTTCCAAAGTTGCTGGAAAGATGGGAATTGCTCCTGAAAAAAGAGCCAAAAAAAAAGTAACAGTAAAGAAATCCAGTTCAACAAAAAAGAAATCCAATTCAACAGCCAAAAGGAAACTGAGGAAAATTACACCGAAGAAATCGAAACCAAAACCGGTGGAAGAGGACGACTTCGAAGATCTGGAAGAGGACGATTACGAAGATCTGGAAGAGGAAGACGAAGTGGACGAGGAGGACTTCGAGGACGACGACTTCTAAGACTATCCTGGAATAAAACTTGGCAAGTAATGAAAAACAAGGGATACAAATTATCCGTCAAAAATAAGATTTATAAAGAGTATGATGGATTCAGAGTATCCCTTGTCTTCTTTAGATCAGACAAACCTTTACATTATTTATGTGTTGTATATTATAACAATGAAGAACAAAGAGAAGATGGTAAAATAATCGAAACCGAGGAAAAACTTCATGTTATTATGAATAAAATAAGAAGATCAGAAAGAGTTATAGAAAAAAGTGAAATCGAATTATTATATTCTGATGTTCTAAAATTGTGGAAGAAATAATTGTAATTGTCTATTATATATCAAGGAGATGAAATTGGGTAAACTAACGAAAACAGTTAAGAAAACAAAAGATAAAAAAGAAAAAATATTAAAATTAAAAAAGTTCGATATAAACTTTGACGATATAAAAATAGAGTTTCCTGACGATTCTTATATGGAACTGAAAATATCTTCGCAATTATTAGTGAATAAAGATTCTCCTCCAGATGTTTTAAAAAGAATGGCTGATTGTGGTATAACTTATGCTAGATGGGGAATTATAGAAGCTGATCTGAATGCTTATCATAGTTTATTAACAGATAGATATTATTTATTTTTATCTAATGCAAAGCAGAAAGTACGAAAATTATTGTCTGGTAAGGCATCAGAATCTTTAGTAACTGAGAAAGCTATTCTTCATAATCTTGATATTTATAAAGATTATAGAAAAAAGTTTCATCAAGTTGAAAAAGCTCTTCATCAAATAAAAAGGATAATGAAAGCTTTAGAAATACAATCTGAGATGTGTAGATCAATTTCTTCTTTTAATAAGAAAGAGATGTCTATGACTGATAATGATCCTATAATAGGAAAAGGAAGCCTTAAAAATCTTAAAGGAGGAAAATAAATGGCTAAATTAGGTAACAAAAAAGACAGAGAAAGAACAGAGAGTGCTGTTGATTTTGGAGGTGGTAATATACTCAAATTAGAAGACGGTCATAATTTCTTTGTTCTATTATCTGAGGATTATGGCGAAGGTCATGTCCACTGGATAAAAGCAGCTAAACAAACTTTTAGAAGAGTTTGTTTAGGAGGTATTGATGGTAAAGGTTGGGATCCTGAGAATTGTTCTCTTTGTGCCCTTGCTAAAGAGCTTTATGACATGAGGAAAGAAGCTAAGTCAGAGGGTGATGCAACACTCGCAAAAGAATATTTAGAAAGAGGCAACCAGGTTAAATCAAATTACTCAGCAACCTTTAGTGCTGTAAGATTCCAAACAGTTAATGAAAGAGTTGGAACAAGGAAACCCAAAAAGAGGGGTAGTAAAGGAAGACCTATATTCAAAGCAGTTCCAAACTTTGATCAATTTGAAACAGGAAAATTATCTCTAAGTTATGCTCAGATGAAAAAGTTGTTTGAAATCATAGATGCAGAAGATGAAGAAGGTAATAAAAAATATGATTTTGTTGAAGATGGCAGCGATCTCATAGGAAGGGTTCTGGATCTACATAAGTATAAAGTAGGAGAAAAAGATACTTATACCAGAGTTGGTGAAATAATTCCTTTAGAAGAAGAAATCGATTTGGAAGAATTGGAACTAAAAGAAGATGAAATACCAGATGTTTTTGAAGATTATAATGAAGATGATGATCTTGAAAGTATTGTTGAATTATATAAATCAGAACTGGATGGGACAGAAGAAGAATATACTGAAGAGGATCTTGAAAAGAAGAAAAAGAAAACAAAATCAAATATTTCAAAAGCATCTTCTAAGAAAAAAACAACTGCAAAGAAAAAGAAGACAGAACCAGAAGAAGTAGAAGAAGAAGTTGATGAAGAAGGATATGAGGATGATGAATATGAGGATGATGAATATGAGGATGAAGATTTTTGAGTACATTTAAAGAAACCTTCGGAGCATCTGTAGTAGATTTTAGTAAAATAAAATGTAGTATAGGTGACTCTTTTATAAGTACTGGCTCCAGATGTCTCAATAAAATGATAACAGGACACACAAATGTCGGTGTTGTTGAAAGAAAAATATATGAGATAATGGGGCCTGAAGGCTGTGGTAAAACAACTGTGTGTTTAGAAATGGTAGCATCTTGTCAAAAAAGAAAAGGTAAAGCATTATATGTTGACGCTGAGCATGCTGTTGATATATCTTATGCGAAAGCATTAAATGTTGATATTGATAGTTTAGATTTGGGCGAACCAGAAACAGGTGAAGAAGCTTTAGAAATGGTAGAATATGGCATAGATAATGGATATGATTTAATTATAGTTGATTCCATAGCGGCTATGACTCCTAGATCTGAATTAGAAGGCGAAATAGGAGATTCAAATATGGGAGCTCATGCAAGATTGATGGGCCAAGGTTGTAGAAGAATAAGATCAAAGTTTAAAAAAGGAATATCGACCTGTATTGTATTTACAAATCAAATAAGAATGAAAATAGGAATATTGTTCGGCAATCCAGAAACAACACCTGGTGGTAAAGCTATGAGATTTTTTGCTGATGTTAGAATAGATATGCGCGATCCAAGAAAACAAAAAAAAGTTCAATCAGGAATTGAAATTGGGAAAGCAATAAACGCAAAAACAGTAAAGAATAAATTAGCAGCCCCATTTCAAAAATGCAAAATACACATAGAATATGGAAAAGGAATAGTAAAAATATTGGATCTTCTCCAGTGTATGAAATATATGGGTTTAGCTGACTTTACTAAGAAAACAGTTTCAATATCAGGTAAAAAAAGAATGAACTTTTCTATATTTGAAAATAAATTGAAAAATGATAAGAACTTTAGAAAAGATATAAAGAAGATGTTAGGAGAATTATAATGAGTATTATAAGATATGCTTTTACAGGTGACTGGCATTCTGAAAATATGGACAGAACTTATTTGGTAAACGGAATACCAAATAGAGAGTTAGATATGAATAATCAAATTATAAAAATGAGAGGTATTCTTGTTGAGAAAAAAATAGATGTTCTTGTTGTTGTAGGAGATATATTTCATAAGAGCAGAATAGATGGATATTACTATTCGAAGGTAGTTGATTATTTAAGAATGTTTATGAAGAAAAAGATAAAAGTTGTTATTATGCCTGGAAATCATGATCTTACGGAATCTGGAAGTTCTATAACAAAGGCTTTTGGTAAATTAAAAGATGTAAATCTTATTATTATAGAAAAAGCTCAATTCACTAATTTTGGAGGGAATTGTAATTTTTTAATACTTCCTCATGAAAAGAAAGAAGTATTTAAAGAATACAAATCTTATACAGAATATGTTAAAAACATAATAAAAGGACACAAAGAAAATTATATTATAGCAGGACATTTTCAACCTCTCATAGCGGTTCCAGGAAGTGAAGAAAATATGTTTTCTGGTTCCACAAGATATCTTGATACATCTATTTTTGGTGATAGAAAAATATTTTGTGGGCATGTTCATCGATCACAGAATATAGGAAATATTTATATCCCTGGAAGTATTGTTAGATTTGATGTTAATGATTCGAAAAATGATAAAGGAATATATTTATATAATTCTGAAAAGGATAAAGTATTATTTAAGAAATTAAATCCACAAAAAATATCAAAAGTTACAATTGACTTTTTAGATAAAGAAATAAATATAGATCTTGAAAAAGTTAAGAAATATTCTGGACAAATGTTGGTCGTAAATGTCAATTCTTCTCAAGAAAATAAAGGTAAAATAAATTATAAAGAAATAATTGATGTTTTTGAGAACGTAGGAGCTAAAGTTATATCTTATTCTACAAAATATAATAGATTGGAAAATCTTGAAAAATCAGAAGATAGAGGAAGTATGTCTCCTCTTAATGTTATGAAAAGAATGATTTCAAAACATATAAGAAAAGATAATAGAAAAAGAATCTTTGATTTAGGTAAGAAAATATTAGGAGAAATATCATGATAAGCGAAATAGAAATAAAAAACTTTCTTTCTGTAGAAAACATCAATCTTACAAATCTTGAAAAAAAAGATATTATAGCTGTTTTTGGTAGATATGAAGGATTAAAAGGTTATTCTAACGGAAGCGGAAAAAGTTCCCTTGTTGAATCTATAGATTTTGCATTTACAGGAAAACACAGATATAGTAAAACGACTGATATAAAATTGATAAGAAAAGGCGCCAAAGAAGCGAGTGTTAAAATAGTTTTTTTAGATGGGAAAAATAGAGTTCAAATAGAAAGAATACTAAAGAAAAAGAAAGATAACAAATCTACTTCCAGTACTGCAATTGTTAAAATTGATGATTCTATTAAAGCTAATTCGACAAACGAAGCTAATAATTTCTTGAACTCTTATTTTAATATAACACCAAAAAACTTTAAATATTCATATTTCTTTAGACAAAAACATTACGATACAATCTTGAGGGATAAACCTACACAAAGAATACAATTTTTTGAGGAGTTTTTTGAAGCTAATATATTTAATTCTGGTAAGAAAGTTTTGTCTAAAAAAAAGAAAATAATAAATCAAGACATAAATACAACAGAGGCAAGAATATCCAACCATGAAGAAAATCTTGAAAAAATTGATGTCGTTAAAATAAAATCTGATCTTAAAATGTTAGAAGAAAAAATAAATAAACATTATTCAGATATGGAAACACTTGATAATAATGATACATATTGGTCAGACATGGTAAGAAATGAAGAAATTAAAATAGCAAAGGAAGAAGAAAAAATAAAGGAATTACCGAAACTTATACAAGATGTAGAATCAATAACAAAGAAAGGTTTATCTTTAAAGAAGCAAAGAGAAGATTTATTGGAGAAAATAAAAGAAATAGAAAATGATGTTAAATTATTGAAAAACAATTTAGAGAATCTTCCAAGTATAGATTTTTCTTTAACTGATTCCAATAATATAAGTAATTATTCAGACCGAATAGAAAAAATGAATATTGATATAAATGTTTCTAATATGAGAAAAAATATAATTAAAGAGAGAATAAGCAAATTAAATGTTAATGAATGTGTTATATGTACGAGTCCTATAAGTGATAATCTTAGGAATCGTTTGGTATCTGAATCTAAAAGAGAAATTGTAAATATTGATGAAAGTATTTCTTCTATAGAAAATAAAAGGGATAAATTGCTTGTTGATCTTGATATTTTAGATGATAAAAAAAGAGAACACGACAGTAGAGAAAAGAAAATAGATAATATTAAAAATAAGATAGAACATCATGAAGTTTCTTTAAAAGGTAAATACGACATGATGCAAGCTATTGATGATCAATTATCAGAATTAAGAAAAGAAGTTTCAATAAAGAGGAAAAAAAGAGATAAATTAAAAGAGATAAAAATAAACGATACTGATTTAATTATGTATAAAAATAATTTAGAATCTATAAGAAAAAACAAAAGAGAAACTCTTAATAAAGTTCTTTCCCTTGAATCCGACAAAAAAGAAAAGGAAAGTTTAATTTCTGATATAAAATCTACTAAATCTAAGATTTCGAAACTCAAGAAAGAATTAAAGGGACAAAGGCAATATTTGTCTGATTTCAATTCTCTTGATAATATATTTAATAAATGCAGAGGAGAAATGTTGTCTGTTGGCCTTGATGAATTGGAAGAACACACTAACGACATTATAGGTGAAATAGGAGCTGTTCAAAAATCAATTTCTTTTGATACAAAAGTAGAAACACAAAAAGGAGATTTAAACGACACTTTAAATATATATTTAACAGATGTAAAAGGTAAAAGAATAATTGATGGATTGTCAGGAGGAGAGTGGGATTTATCTGCTGTTGCAATAAGATCTGCTCTTTCAAGATATAAATTACACAGATTATCTTCTAAAATAGATTTTATTGTGTTGGATGAAATATTTGGATCATTAGATGAGGCATCACAAGTGGAACTTATTTCAGCTATAAGAATGTTTAAAGATTATTTTTCTCAAATATTTGTTATAACTCATACAGATTTAAAAAACATGTTTGAAAACAATATAACAGTTTGTATGGGGAAAGATGGAATAACGAGGTTAGAAAATGATTGACTTTATTGTTTATATTATTATAGGAATTGTTATTGGTGCTGTTTTGATATTTGTAGGAAGAAAATTAAACGAAAGCAAATGGGAAGGATTATCGAAGCATCCAGACGCTCCAAAGAACAGTAATAAACTTGATGAAAATAAATTAAAAGATGTCTATTATAACAAGAAAGATAATAGAACTAATTATTGGGAATGTCCTTATAAAAAGTTCAAAGTATTTTACAACAGAGCCAAAGTAGGCAAACATATAATACCAATATTTTTATCTTTGGGTTGTAAAAAAATGGATCAACCGTGTCCAGTTATATATGGTAGGATTGAACCTAAGATTTTATGTCCATATTTTATAGAGGAGGAAATTGATGAAAATATCAGAATCACAAGTAAATGAGTTGATAAAGACTCAGGAAGTAATTAAAAACACGCATATAATAATAAAGAATATGCAAGAAAATAGGAAGGAATATTCACCGAGGGATTTGTCTTGGAGAAATGTTGATTTAATGTCTTCACTTATACAAGCAATAATGAAGTTTAATTCCGTTCTTTGTTCTATAACAGGTGTTGAAGATATTTTTTCTGAAAAAAAGGAAGAAAAGTTCGAATTAAATAATGAAGTTTTAACAACAACTCTTACTCTTGTGATGGAAGAAGAAGCAATTCCACCAGAATCTGTTTTGAACTCCTGGACAGAGGCACAAAGAAAAGATGTTTTTGATTGGGCTTCTTCTGTTCATTTAGAAGCATCTGATAATAATATAAAAGTTCCTGATGTTCCTCAAATATTAAGAAATTATGAGGAGGAATATAAGAAGGGATTAAAATCAAATGAAGAAAACGAAGAGAAAGAAGAGCCAGAGGGACAAAAGGTGGAAAGAAGCCCTAGTAAAAAGAGACGGGGAAGAGTGTAAATTGTGTGGGGGAATAGGAACTGATCCTTGTCATATAGTTGGAAGATCGTTGAGCGTAAGATGGATTTTGGAAAATGGTTTTATAGGATGTAGATCTTGTCACATTAAGTTTGACGATAAAAAAAATCGATTTAGAGAAAAAATAATAAATGTTGTAATAGGTAGAGAACTATACGACAGATTGAAGGAGATAAAGAATGGTAAAAGAACAGCAGAATATTATGGATTTAAAGAAATCAATTGATACTTTATTTCCATATGAAGAATATAGAGAAAATCAGAAAGAAACCATAATAAAAATAATAAAATCTTTCGAAACAAAGAGATTTGTTGTTCTGGATGCTCCTACAGGAAGTGGGAAATCGGTAATAGGAATGACTATCGCCAGATATTTTAAAAGGGCACATATTCTTACTATACAGAAAATACTTCAAAATCAATATAGAAGAGATTTTTCTAATCTTGGTTTATTCATAATGAAAGGAAGAGGAAATTATACCTGTTCTTTAAATGGAAATAGTTGTGCTGAAGGATATTGTAAGTTGAACAAAAACAAACCAAACGATCATATGTGTCCTTATATTTCTGCTAGAATTAAAGCAGAAAAATGTAATTTTACAAATCATAATTTTGATTCGTTTTTTTATCAGAGAATCTTTTTTACTAAAAGACCGCTTATGATAATAGATGAGGCGCATAATATAGAGCAAAAGTTTATGAACTTTATTTCTCTTAAAATAGACAACGAGTTAATTCCAATAGATATTCCAGAATATGAGGATACAATAAAATATGTTGATTTCTGTAGAATGTATTTAAAAATCGTTAATAACGAGTTAGAAAATATGGAAGCAAAAGACGAATGGAACAGAGAACAAATAAAGTTTTTTGAAGATCTTCAAAGATTAGAATGGAAATTAAGAACATTTATTTCGTCTTATTCTTCCGAACCAAAAATTGAGTATATTCATGAATATAAAGAAAAACAAAACATTCAAAAGCTTGTTCTTAAACCTGTAAGAGTTAGCAATTTCACTGAAATGTTATTTAATTATGCTGATAAAATATTGTGTATGAGTGCTACAATTTTAAATGGAGAACAATTTTCTATTAACTCTGGTATACCCGAAGATGAATATGATTATATTCAAATGCCTTGTACTTTTCCTATTGAAAACAGAATTATACAATATACAGGAGAATTAGATCTTAAATATAAAAAACTTCCTGTAGAAATAAAAAAAGTTCCGGAAGTTTTAAATAGATATTTAAAAATGTATAACGAAGAAAGAGGTATTATACACACACACACTAATGTATTAGTTAACTATATAAAGAAAAATCTTAGATCTAATAGACTTATATTTAAAGATGATTTTTCAAATACAGATGATTTATTAAGAGTTCATGCACAGAGAGAGAATAGTGTTATAGTTGCAAGTGGTTTCCATGAAGGTCTGGATTTGAAAGATGATCTTAGTAGATTCCAGTTAATATTGAAAGTACCTTATCCAGATTTAAGCGATAAACAACTTAAAAAGAGAATGGAAGTTGACAAAACTTATTATGGATATTTAACAGCTTTAAAAATTGTACAATCTTATGGTAGAAGCGTAAGAAGCGACGAGGATTGGTGTGACACATATGTTCTAGATAAAAACTTCAGAATGTTTTATGGAATGTATAAAAAGATGTTACCAGATTTTTTTAGGGAGGCAATAGAATGGCAGTAAAAGATTCTTCTTTCAAAAGAGCTGGTAAAAGTAATTGGAAAATTTTTGAAAGAAAACTAGCAAGAGAATTGAGGGGAAAAAGGATTCTTAAAAAAGGGAAATCTGTTCCTGATATTAAAATAGAAGTTAACAACAAAACAGATATTTATATAGAAGCAAAGAAAAGAAAAAACTCTTCTATTCCAAAATGGTTTAGAAACATGTATAAATATGAAGGAGAAAAGAAAAACACATTAAGAGTTTTGTGTTATGTTAAACCATACTCAAGAAATATAAAAGTTTTTATGAGTGTTAGAACATACAGAAAGATCATAACTTTATTTAAAGGAAAACCAGGATCTCATAGTTATTCTATATACAAGACAGATTTTATGTCAAGTATAATTGAACTAGATTATAAATCGTTTAAGAATATTATAACAAGTGGAGTTTATAATGGCTAAATTAACAGAAAAGATGAAAGAATTAAAACCTTATGATCTTATAGTTGTAGATGGTAAAAATATGTGTTTTAAATATTATCATTCTATGTATTCGTTGAAAAATAGAAATGGTGTTAAAACAGGATTATATCATGGCTTTTTACAATTATTAACTAAGTTGAGAAAAGAAAACTTATATTCAAGGATTGTTATTGTTTGGGAAGGTGGAGAACTTGTAAGAAAAAAAATGATGAAATCATATAAAGCACAAAGAGCAAAACCAGATGATAATTTTACAAAACAGATTATCAATTTGAAGAATCTTTTAGGTTTGATGGGGGTAGAGCAAAAATATTCTCCAGGATATGAAGCAGATGATGTGGCAGCAACTCTGGTAAATAAATATGAAGGAAAAGTTCTTCTTGTAAGTGGTGATGATGATTGGTTACAACTTATGAGAAGAAATGTTTTTTTCTTTAGAAAAAATAAAAAGATTTCTTACGAGGAGATGAAGAAAAAGAAAGGATTTCCACCAGAGAGAATAATGATATATAATGTATTAAAAGGTAAACCGGCAAATAATGTTAAGGGTATTTGTTATTTTCCGGAAGTTTTAGCTTTAGATATATTGAACAAATGTTCTATGATAAGTGATATATTTTCCAACTATTCTATTCCAGAGAAGTATTCCAAATGGACTCAAATCTTGTGGGATAATATGGAAGATATAGAAAATACGTATGACATAATAAATCTTAAGAAAGATGTTGCTTTGGAGGATTTACCATGCAAAGAAAGAAATTGGAAACAGGGAAAGAAAATATTGATAGATCTCCAATTGTTCAAGGTGATGAACAATTTGAGGGAGATAAAAAGAATGAAGAAAGAAAAATCAAAAACAAAAAAGAAGTAAAAAAAACATTCATAACTATTAAAAAGTTTCAAGGACATATAATGGAAACAACTCTTTACGATCTTCAAGAAATACAATCTTTGACGAAGGTTGATTTCAAAAGAGCTATTTGTTTTCTTCTAGATATCGGTTCTTTTGCCTATCAAAATATGAAATTGGATGCTATAAAGAACACCATGTCAAAAGATAAAGATGCGAAGAAAACAGGAAAGGTTGAAAAAGATGGAAAAAGAAAATCAAAAAAATGAAAAAAGTAACATAATAAACAAAGAAGAAGAACTTCATCTTGCTAATGTTGAGGAATCAATAACATATAGGAGAAAAGTTACTATTATCAATTCTATTGTTATTGTTGCTTTGATAATATTGTTTGTTTGTGTATATAGTGGAGTTGAATTGTTTCTTGATAAAGCTTTTGGTGTAGCTATGGAAGAAATAATAAAAAACGAAATAGAGGATTATTTTTCTGAATATAAATCTTCTATTGTTTCTTATTTAGAAAATGGCGATAGTGATGAAATTAGAAAATCGTTTTTTAAAATGATAAGAGAAGAAAAAGATTTTAAACCAAAGATAGATAATAAATATTATGATTTTCTTGGTTTTATGATTAAGACTCTAGTTTTTGTAGCTATAATATTTGTTCTATTTATAGGTGGTTTTTATGTAAGAAATAATCCAGATACTAATTTATTTAGTAAAAGTATAAGAACAAAGGAAGCAGAGATAGCAGGTATTGAAGAAAATATAAGAATTAGCAAAGTAGAGGCTAAAGAAAGAGTTAAGAAAAGGATAGAGAAAGAGAAATACAAAAGAAGAGAAAAAAAATACAAAACTAGAATAAGAGAAGAAAAACATAAGTTACAATTACAATTATTAAGAAAGAAAAACGATATACCAGAGCCAGAAGATCAAAACAAAGAACAAAAAGCAGAAGGAGAAAGGTAATTTGAATCTTGAACTTTTGGAAGGTGTCTGTAAATATAAACCTTTTAATGGCTGTGAGAAAGGCAGCTTCAAGAGATTTCGAATCTTGGGAAGAGTGGAAGAAAAGTGAGTGTAGAGGAATATTGATAGGGTATATTAGGTTATTAAAGGAATGTTTAATAGATAAGGATATTTATTGTGAAGAGAAAGAAGACGAAGAAAACAAAAAAAATATACAGTAAAAAATATCTATCAGGAAAAACTTTGAGAGAGTTGAGAGTATTTTGTTCAAGAAAAGATATACCGTGGTTAGGTTTAAAGAAAAATGAAGTTATTGAAAATATAACAGCTTGGCAATTAGACAATAAAATACCTTATGAGGGAAAAATAGGCATATATGAGGAAGGTGTTGGCAAAAACAGAAAAAATGTAGTAACCCACAGAATGAGAAAGTTCGCTTTTGAATACGCTATGAACACAATACCACGTTCCAGAGAAGAATGGGCAAAGGATTTCCAAGTGAGTGTAAATACTATAAATAATTGGATGTCTAATCCTAATGTAAAAAAAATGATAGAAATCTTTGTAAGTGATCAAGAACAAGTTAGAATGGAATATTTTAATTCCCATCAAGTGGAAGTTTTGGAAGAATTGATGAGAGTAATTACGGCTAGAAAAATTTCTGAAACAAAGAGGAAAGCTATAAATGATTTTCTTGGTTTTGCCGGTGCACAAAATGTTAATATTCCAAAGATAAATATTAAGCAAGGACAAGCTCAAGGGCAAAAATCTATCAACTTTGTAAGAACTGAAGAAGAAATAGATAATGAACTTAAAGAGCTTGAAGAATTGATGGAGGATAATTAAGATGGATAATAAGTTTAATATGGAAAAAGCTGTTGATTTACTTAATAAAAAATTAGGAGAAGCAAAAAAGAAAAAGGGAAAAAAACTTACAAAAAAAGAAAAAGTTGAAATAATAGATAGGTTAATATTAGAAATTGAAAAGGAAATAGAAAACATTAAAGGTTCTGAAACGGAAGTTTATACAAGAATAGTTGGTTATTACAGATCTGTTAAAGGCTGGAATAAAGGCAAGAGGAAAGAGTTGGAAGATAGATTAGTTTATGACGTTGAAAAAAGTTTGAAGAATAAGGGAGTTTAATATGAAATTAAAACCTTCTGATTATGGATATAATAAGGAAAGGAATGTTACAAAAACAATGTTTAATTCCATTATAAAAAACAAAGAAGAAAAGAAATATTATTCTGAAAATGGTTGTCCTAAATGCAGAAGTTTACAAATATGGTATCGGACTATGACAAAAGATTATAAATGTAGGATTTGTAAGTCAATATTTATTTATTCCTCAAACAAACAAAAATATCTAATCAAGCAAAGGGTGATATGTTACGGTATACGCAATAAAATAACACAAAATCCTCTTAGAATAATAGCATCTTTTCATAAAAAATCTCCTTCACAGATATATACTGTCTATTTTTTAACAGAAGATATGAGCAAAGGATGTTTGTGGGTTGTTGAAGATAGAAAGAAAGCAGAAGATTTATTTGAAATATTTATAAGATGGTGGGAAACAGAGCCAGATAAACCTTCCCAACAATTGTTGGAATCATTAACAGGACTTTTGTCCAGAGCTGATTATGAGATATATGAATGGAATACTTTTATTTATAAGGAGAAATAAATGATACTTATAAGACCTTTTTTTTCTACAATGGGCCATAATATTGATGGAAAAGAAATCTGTAAAAAAATAGAAATAGCAGGAAGAACTTGTTATAAATCAGAAGATAAAATTATAGGAGATTCTGCTTCTAAGTTTGTTAAAATGCTTGTTAAAAGAGGTCACGAAGCTATGATAGAACATTATACTATCACTATCAAGTTTGTATGTGACCGTGGTGTTACTCACGAACTCGTAAGACACAGATTAGCGTCATATGCTCAAGAAAGTACTCGTTACTGTAATTGTGAAGGAGGTGTTACTTTTATAATTCCACCATGGATGGATGTTAATGAAGGAAGTTATACTGAAGAAGATATTATGGAAACATATTCTTTTTCTGATGTTAGTATAGATGAAAGAATGTGGATGCAACATATGTTGGCTTGTGAAAGAACATATCAAGAATTGATAAGAAGAAACTGGGCTCCACAAAAAGCAAGATCTGTTTTACCCAATTCTTTAAAAACAGAAATAATAACAACAGCAAATCTTCGTGAATGGAAACACATATTAACATTAAGGACTTCTAAAGAAGCTCATCCTCAAATAAGAGAAATAATGATACCTCTGTTAAATTATTTTCAGGAGGAATTACCAGAAATATATGAAACAATTAAAATTGACTGATGAAGATAAAATCCGTCTTAAAAAAAAATACAAAAGAATGATGAGACACTCGAAGAAATATAAAATGATAATGTCTATTATAGATAGAATAGTTCGATTTATATTAGGTATCAAAAAACCATGGAGGGATATATAGCGTGAGGAAGAAGAGAAAAAAAGACAAGAAAAAGAAAAGCAGTAGTAAAAGATTTTTTAAAGAAAAAGATCTTATAGGAAAAGGTCACAAAAGAGGAATGTTTGTCAAAATGTCAGATAGAGACTATAAAGTAGAGAATGATGGAAAATACAGAAAATTTAGGAAAATCAAAACAATACCAAAGGGGAAAAAATAATGAAGGAATCTTTTGTTGAGAAAAGGTTTAACTCAAGTTCGATTATTATTATTGATCAAGCCAATAAAATAATCGAAGAATATTCCAAACAAGGATATTCTCTCACTTTAAGACAATTATATTATCAGTTTGTTTCCAGGGATTTAATACCTAATACACAGAAATCATATAGGAGATTAGGTAGCATAATAAACGATGCTAGATTGTGTGGTTTTATAGATTGGAAATATATATCAGATTTAACTAGAAGCATAAGAAGGCTCAGTATATGGAATAATCCAGCAGATATAATTGATTCAGCTATATATTCTTATAGAATAGATAAATGGAAATATTCTCC